ATGCTGGTCATGACCACAAACCACCGCCTCATCTACCTCATCGGCGCGCCCGGCGCGGGCAAGTCGACCATGATGGCCCACCTCACCGACTGCTTTGACCGAGAGCATGTACCGGGCACCGACACCGCCCCGGCGTACGACCTGCTCAAGTACACCGATGGCGAGGTCGCCGGGGTCGAGCTCGGCAAGCGGCGACCCAAGTTCTCGGGCACCGACGCGCTGCCCGCCTCGATCATCGAGAAGGCCATCCCGTGGCTCAACACCAAGCCGTTTCGACTGGTGTTCGCCGAGGGTGCCCGGCTGGCCAACAAGCGGTTCCTCGACGCTGCGGTGGCCGCCGGATACGAGGTCCACCTCGGTTGGCTCAACCACCCCGATGTCGACGCGTGGCGGGCAGCTCGCTCGGCAGAAGTCGGCAAGGTCCAGTCCGAATCGTGGGTCAAGGGCCGCGTCACGGCGGTGACCAAGCTGGTCGAGAACTACATCAACCGTCCCGAGCGAGGCGTCAAGGTCTACGTTGGTGGTCCAGAGCAGTTGACCTCGGATATGGAGCACCTGTTGGGATGAGCTACCCCGATGAGCCGCTGAGCCCCATCATCGAGATCCCGTCGCCGGACGCGCCCGACCCCGATGTATGGGGCGAGGACGGTGCCTACGACGAGCGCAAGGCTGCGGTCATCCTTGAGCAGGCCAAGTCGTGGTCCACCGAGCAGAAGCACGCCATGCTGGCTTCGCTGCGCGCTGCCAAAGCGCGCGCGTCCATGAAGGTCAAATACGCGCATCCTGCCGAGCTCGCCGCTGCTCTCGACCCGAACTACGTCGTTACCCCGGCCATCGAGCTGATCAGCACATCGATTGAGCGCGTGCTCACCTCGCCCAAGCAGATCAACCTTGAGATCTCGATGCCGCCGCAGGAGGGCAAGTCGACGCTCGCAGCGGTGGCCACGCCGCTGCGCGCGCTACAGCACAACCCGCACCGCAAGATCATCCTCGCGACCTACGCGCTCGACCTCGCCGAGACCCACAGCCGAACGATGCGCGAGTGGATCGAGACCTACGGCACCGATGTGGTCGACCCGCTCACCGGGCTGCCGGTCGAGGACAAGATCGGGCTCAAGCTCGCACGCGGTGCCAACAAGGTCACCGCGTGGTCGGTGGCCGGTGGCCGGGGCGGCCTAGTGGCCGCCGGTATCGGATCGAGGCTGACGGGTATGCCCGCCGATCTCATGATCATTGATGACCCGTTCAAGAACATGATGGAAGCCGACAGCGCGCTGTACCGCAAGCGCGTAGACGAGTGGTTTTCGTCGGTGGCTCGAACACGTCTCGCGCCCGACGCGTCGATCATCATGATCCAAACCCGTTGGCATCCTGAGGATCTCGCGGGCAAGGTGATTGCCGCCGAGAGGTCGCTGCCGAGAAACGAACGAACATGGCGAGTCATCAATATCCCCGCCATCGCCGAAAAGGGCATCCCCGACGCGCTCAAGCGTGAGCCCGGCACCCCGATGGTGTCGGCCCGTGACACCCCCGAGGCCAAGCGTAATTTCCCCAAGATCCGGCGCGAGGTCGGCGAGCGTACGTGGTACGCGCTCTACCAGGGATCACCGCGCAACCCCGAGGGCGGGATATTCCAGCAGAAGTGGTTTGACGCGACACGGCTGCCCGAGGCCCCGCTCAACCCCTACACCGCCGTGGTCGGCATCGACCCCGCCGACAGCGGCGAGGGAGACGAGGCGGGCATCATCGGCGGCATGGCCGCCACCATCGACAAGCGGCTCACAGCGGTGCTCACGCACGACCGCAGCGGGCAGTACACCTCGGACCAATGGGCCAAGGTCGGCGTCACGCTGGCCCTTGAGATCGGCGCACGGGTGCTCGCCGTCGAGGGGTACACCACCGCCAAGACCTACACGCGTGTCGTGCGTGAGGCGTACAACGCGATTCACCGCGAGGCGCGCAAGAAACAGCTCGCCGGTGTCCCGCTCACCCCGGTCGAGCACCGCGCGCTGCCGGATCTACCGCCGTTCACGATCAAGCCGTGGCGCGGTGCGAACAAGGCCGATGCGGTGGCCCGTGCGGGCGGCATGAGCCAGAGTTTCGAGACCGGCAGGGCACGCACCATCGATTACGCGCTCGCGACGTTCGAGCAGCAGGCGGTCGACTGGCAGGCCGGGCAGCATCAGCCTGACCGCGTGGCGGCGGGCATCATCGTGCACGACACCATTTTCGACCTCATGGGCGGCACGATGAGCATCGCAGCACCGCCGACCGGCAGCAATCCGAGCGGTGGCCAGGGACGAGAAATACCGCCCCCACCTGCATGGATGCGGCGATCCATCGGGAAATAACCCCGAAGTGTTGACAACACCGACTTAGGCGGGTAACTTATCTCTTGTCAGGCGGGACCGCCCCGCCGACAGGAAGGAAATCCCATGATCGAGACCACCGCCACCAGCGTCACCGAGTTCGACGGCACTTTCGAGACCGTCATCACGTGGCGGTTCGATGGTCTGTGGGATGTCGCGGTTGCCCACATGGGCACGTGGCTGTGCCACGCGCAGATCGCTGCGTCCTTTGAGGACGCGCGTTTTCTCGCGGGATACATCTGCGGGCAGCACATGCGCGCAGAAGGGATGGTGGCGGCGTGAGCCGCCGCCGCCCGGCGCGGGCCGAGCTGCGTCGATGGCTGCACGACCGCGTGTGCGTCGGCGCGACCTCGCCTGACCCGTACTGCACCGGCAGCGATGCCGATGAGCATGCGCGCACACAGGATGCCAACGCACGCCGTCTGATGGCCTGCTCGACGCGCGAAGAAGTCGCGCGTGCGCTGCATCATCAGGCGTGCACTGTGTGGCTACAGCAGGCCCACGGCGGCGTCTACGTCGAGCTCGCGCGCAACACGTGCGGCCCCGAGGGCGCGCACCACGTCGAGCGGCTGCTCGGCGCGCCTGTGATCTCGGAATTGTGCGAGATGATCGGCATAGTTGACAATACCTCCCAAGTCGGGTAACTTATCTCTTGTCCGGCGGGACCGTCCCGCCGATTGACCGCCCCACCGGGGCAGATCGGAGGCCACCATGGCTGATCAGGGTTTCTACTTCGAGGTCGACGGCCAGCGTTTCGACCAGCGCGTCGAGGCCATGGCGCACTGCGATCTGTACGGGTATCACTACTCGGCGATCCAATGGGTCGACCCCAACGCGCCTTGGGCGTGACCTCGTCCTACTCGGCCCGCTCGTCGGGCCGAGTAGGGACGGGCGCAGCGATGGCCTCGGGGCCGAAAGTAAACCCCACGTCATGGGCCATGCTTGCCGGGGAAAACGGTGAGAAAAGCCCGGTTTGACGCCCGTCCCTCGGTGTCTATGGGCCGATCTTGTCGAGTACCTCGGTCTGGTACACCGTTGGCTCACCGAGAGGTTGGCCGAGGTAGTGGCAGCCTATGGCAGCCAGACACGCGGAGTCGGCCTCGTTGTTGTTCGCAGGTGCGAGCTCAGGCCATCGCTTGGCCACCGTGAGCATGACGGTGTCCTTGTCTGCGTTGCCCTTACCGGTGGCGTATTTCTTGACCTGCGACGTGCCCGCGCACAGCAGCTCGACATCGAACTCTTCGCACAGCTCGATGACCTTGCCGAAGATCCACGGCAGCACCCACACACCCTCGCCCTTGGCTGCGAACGCGAGGGTCTCCATGACGACGAGGTCAGGCCGGTCATCATCGAATACCCACCGGATCTGATCGACCAGCGCCTTGACCCGGCGGGCCATGGCCCGTTTCGACTTGTCGGGGGTGGCCGCCGGTGCGCCGACGGTGACGCACTGACCGTGCCACGAGCCGAGCTCGACTGAGGGTGGCAGAGATACGAGGCACATACCCGTGGCGCGCAATGAGGTATCGATCCCGAGAACGACTGGCATTCCACGATCTTACCCGACAGCAACGGGCAACAGTAGACTGCCGTGCATGACCATCGACAACCCGGCCACCCTCGCGCTGGCACTCGTCATCCTCACGCTCGCCGTCGCTCGCGTTACGCGGCTCGTCAACTCGGACAAGATCTCTGACCCGATCAGGGTGGCCATCGCCAGCCGGGTCCGACACCACACGCTCATTGCCGCCGAGGCCGAGGCACACAACCAGTCGCAGCGGGCCGCCGAGGCGCACAGGCGCGAGGCGCGGTGGGCCGGGGTCTACGAGTTCGTGCAGTGCCCGTGGTGCATCGGTATGTGGGTATCGTTCGGCGGCGCGGCGGTGCTGGTGTGGGTGATCAAATACTCGTGGACGATCGATTGGTGGGCGCTGCTGCCCGTCGCGCTCGCCGTCAGTCACCTCGTTGGTGTGCTGGCCCGTTTCGCCGACACCGAGGAAATCGAGATCGAGGACGCGGCTGAGGACGAGCTTGACGACTGACCGCACGCCGTGCGGATAACCTGACCCGTATGGCTGCTACTTCATTGCGCGTCGTTCGCCGCCCCAAGGGCAGCGCCCCGGCAGCTCGTCGGCGATCCCTCACGGCTGCATCGCAGCTCATCACCGACCCACAAAAGCAGATGAAGACCTCGCTGATGGGCACCGCCCGCAACGAGTGGCAGTCCGAGGCATGGGACTTTTCCGAGAGCATCGGCGAGCTGAGCTACTACGTCTCGTGGCGCGCGAACTCGTGCTCGCGCACCACGTTGATCCCGTCGGCTATCGACCCCGATACCGGGCTGCCGACCGGCGAGGTCGACATCGAGGAAGATCCCGACGCACAGACAGTCGCCGACTACGTCAAGGGCATCGCCGACGGGCCGCTCGGTCAGGCGGCATTGATCAAGCGCGCGGTCGAGTGCATGACCGTGGTCGGTGAGGTGTGGATCGCCGTGCTGATCCGGCAAGAGAAAGATCCGGTCACCGGCCTCGCCGCGCCTCGGGCGCGGTGGTATGCCGTCACGCGCGAGGAAATCAAATCCAAGGCGGGGGAGACCGCCGAGATCTCGCTGCCGGACGGTAAGACCCACGAGTTCAATCGCGACCTCGACTCGCTCGTGCGGATATGGAATCCACGCCCACGCAAGGCCAGCCAGGCCACCTCGCCGGTACGCGCTTGCCTCGAAACGCTGCGCGAGATCGAGCGGACCACACGCAAGATCAAGAACGCGGCCAAGTCACGCGTGATGAACAACGGTGTGCTGTTCGTGCCCGCCGAGATGTCGCTACCGGCTGCGCAGGCCCCGATCCCCGCTGGGCAGGCGCAGATCCCCGGCGCGCCGGTGCCCGAGGTGTCCGGCGTCCCGGCCAGCGAGCAGCTCGCCACGATGATCTATCAGGCGTCGGTGGCCGCCATGGAGGACGAGAACAGCCAGGCGGCGTATATCCCGCTCGTCGCGTCGGTGGCCGCCGAGCACCTCGAAAAGGTCCAGCACATCAAGTTTGGCAACGAGGTCACCGAGGTCGAGATCAAGACACGTATCGACGCGATCACGCGGTTGGCCATGGGCCTCGATGTCTCGCCCGAGCGGCTGCTCGGCATGAGCAAGGGCAACCATTGGTCGGCGTGGGCTATCGGCGACGAGGACGTGCAGCTTCACATCAAGCCCGTCATGGACCTGATCTGTCAGGCGATCTACAACGACATCCTGACCCCGCTGCTCGCACGTGAAGGCATCGACCCGACCAAGTACATCCTCTGGTACGACGCGTCGGGTCTGACCAGCGACCCCGATCTGTCTGACGAGGCGGTCGAGGCGCACGACCGGGGTGCGATCACCTCGGCGGCGCTGCGGCGGCTGCTCAACGTGGGCGAGGACAGCGGCTACGACCTCACCACCCTCGACGGCTGCCGTGAGTTCGCAGCCGATGTCGTCACCAAGAACCCTGAGCTCATCGCGATGTACGCACCGCTGCTGTCGAGTCAGCTCGCGGGCATCGAGTTCCCACAGCCTGCCAATGCCATCGAGTCGACGCGCGAGGACGAGGAAGACGACGAGGACAGCGGTGCCCGGCAGCAGCGCGAGCCGCAAACCGAGGACGAGCGTAGTACCGAGGAAGCGGCGTCGCTCAATGACCGAGCGGCCTACCTCGTCGCCGAGCGGCTGCTCGTCAACCGCGCGCTCGACCTCGCGGGCAAGCGGCGCTTCAAAGTGAATGACGCGGCGCTCAAGACCAAGCTGCGCGACGTTCCGGCCCACGAGTACCACCGCGTACTGCCGCCGGTCCGGTCGAGCGAGATCCCCCGCCTGATCGCCGGATGGGACACCGCACTCGAGGACGAGGTCGTGGCCTCGCTCGGTCTCGACAACGAGAAGCTACGCAATGCGGTGCTGGCCACGGTGCGGCGTCAGCTCACACAGCCTCTCATCGAGGGCGAGGTCGTCTGATGTGGCCTCTGCCCGGTGAGGCTATCTCTCGGACCGTCGAGGCCGAGGAAGTGCTGACCGCTTTGTATTCAAAAGCGTTGAATGCGTGGGTTTCCGATGTAGTGCCCTTTGTACTGCCCACACTCACTGCTGCGTCCGAACCTCCACCCGATACGGGTGCCGTGGTCGAGCAGGCGGGCGGTTTGGATCTGCTACTCGATGAGCTGATCCTACCCGGTCTGTCAATACTGTTTGCGCTGTCCCTGATAGAAGCAATGACCGGTATTTCTATACCGATACCGGAGTTGCCTGACGTTGATGTCAATATTGGTGGGAGGGGTCGACCTCAGATTGATCGTGAGACCGAGGTCGAGGCACCTCGTGTGAGCGGTGACCGTGTGCGTGACGAACGTGTCGAGATCGCGCACCCCGAGGTGCTGCGGCCTGAGGTGGTCGAGACGATCACCTCGGTGACTGACTACGAGCGCGACGAGATCGTTGAGGCGGTCGAGCGTGTCTATGCCGACCCATATCTGCGCGAGCGGGCCGAGGACTACGTCGACACACAGCGCGAGCGGGTACACCGCACGGTGCCCATGGTGCAGAGCAAGGTCGAGGCAGCGGCGCGTGAGGCCGCGGTGGCCCCGGCACCCGCGCGAGAGACCGAGCTGCCGACGACGACCGGCGACCTAACCCCTGATATCGAGGTCGTGATCACGCGGCAGCGCGAGGCGGTGGCCGAGGTGCTCACCCCTGGCAGCAACATGCTGCTTGAGATCGCACAGCTACAGGGCTATCAGGCCGCCGGTGTGCAGAATGCGGCGGTGATTGCCGCCGCACAGATCTCGCCGGACGCACACCTGCTCGACAAGGTGTGGATCGCGACCATGGACGGTAAGACCCGCGATTCACATTTTGCCGCCGATGGGCAGCGCGTTGAGCTGACCGGTGAGTTCACCGTCGGCGGTGCCGGTCTGCTGTTCCCCGCCGACCCCACCGGCCCACCGCATGAGATCCTCAACTGCCGGTGCCGTGTCGGCATTCTCGCCCGAGACGAGGAAATTCCCGACGAGGTCGACCGGCACACCGAGCGCCTCAACGGTCGCGACAGCGTGCAGGTCAATCGGCAAGGATCGCAGCAGGATGAGATCGACCGGCGCGCCCGCAAGGGTGTTGTCCGTGCCCGCGAGGACACCGACGGCATCGGGCGTGTGGCAGCAGGTGGTTGGACCGCCCCGAGCGAACAGGATTACAGCATGGCCAAGACAGAGCTTTTCCGGACATTCACCGATCAGCCGCTCGCGTTCGTCGGCATCGAGACCAGCGACGGTCGCATGCTCGCACCCGAGATCGAGTTCTCGGTGCGCACACCGCCGCTTCCTGCGATGTGGTGCAAGCAGACCGGCGAGGGCCATACCGAGGCGTACACCGTCGGTGTCCTTGAGTCGGCACGGATCGAGAACGGCACCGTGCTCGGCTCGGGCTACTGGCTCAACAAGCCCGAGGCCGACGACGCCTATGCCGATGCCCGGCACAAGGTGAGCCGCCCGTCGGTCGACCTCGCCGCCACCGAGTGGAAGCTCACCGTCGACGGGCGCGAGCTCACCGAAGAGGAATGGTTCGATCTGCCGCCGGACGCGCATGTGGTGCAGACGATCACCAAGGCCGAGCTCATCGGTTTCACGATGGTGGCCAAGCCCGCGTTTGGTGACACCGTCATCGAGTTCAACGCGACCCGCGAGTCTCGCGACCTCGCGATGGTGGCCAGCATCGCCGACGATTTCCGGCCTCGGGTGTACGCGGCTGATCTGTTCGCGCAGCCCAACCTCGCCGAGCCGACTGCACTGCAAATGGACCCCGCCACGGGCCGGATATTCGGACACATCGCGTGCTTTGGTGCGTGCCACCGATCGGTGCAGAACGCGTGCGTCATGGCCCCGAAATCGCCGTCGAACTACGCACAGTTCCACACTTCGCCGCCGGTGCTGCTCGATGACGGCACCCGCCTCGCCGTGGGCCGCCTGACCGTCGGCACCGGGCACGCAGACGAGCGGCTGCGTCCCGGCCCGGCCATGGCGCACTACGACAACACCGGATCGTGCTGGGCGCTGGTGCGTGCCTACGAGACCAGCGTCGGAATCGAGGTGTCGGGCGTGGCCGCCCCGTGGGCCACCCCCGAGCAGATCGAGATGGGCCTCGCCTCGCCGCTGTCCGGCGATTGGCGGGATTTCGGGCAGGGCCTCGATCTGATCGCCGCCCTGAGCGTCAACACGCCCGGTTTCGCCGTCCGTGGCCGCACCGACGACGATGGCCGTCCGGCGGCGCTGGTGGCCAGCCTCGCACCCGCACGCAAGCGCGCCAGCGAGCTCAGCGCAGACGAGATCGGCAAGATCGTGGCGCGGTCGGTCGAGCAGGCATTCGCCGCCCGTGAGGCCGCAGAGGCGGCGGCCAAGGCCGCGCAGGACGAGGCCGACAACATCGCGGCGCTGGTCGAGCTCGCCATCGAGAAAGTCGGCGAGCCGCCCGAGCCTGAGCCCGAGAAGACCCCGAACGACATCGTTGCCGAACTCATCGAAAAGGCGGGACTTGCGTAAAACACGCCTCGGTGTGTGCAGGTCCGGCAGGCATGATCTGACTGACCCGAGAAATGTCCAACGGGATGAAAAGGGCAGACGCCGTGGGTGCCTGTCCTGTCGGCGGGACCGTGAGCGGAAACGTCAGCGGCTGCGTAGAGGAGGGCAGTAGTTATTGCATGTGGATGTGGTGGCGGCGCTAAGGCCAACAGCAATTCGCCGGGCGGTGACACCCTCGGCTATCGGGCCATCCTGCCCAACAAGTCAGTCGTACCGCCCCGCGACGAGCCACCGTTTTTCATGGCCGCCGACGCCATGCGCGAGGTCACGCTCGCGCGCGGAGGAACGGTGCGGCGTATTCGCAAGAGCGATCCCACCGACGACTATGCGGTAGCGAAACGCGAGGCTGAGCTCGCCGCTGCCGCCACGACAGCGTAGGTCTGCACACCGCTGGTCTACGTTTCCGGTTAGAGCGTTTCCGACTGCGTTGTGTACCGGGGAGCGATCACCGAGTTTGACCGCTGTTCGATCAAGACAAGGAGACAAGCGCCATGTATAAGCGCCCTGAGCAGCTCCCCGGCACCGCTGCCGAGCTCGACGCTCTGCTCGATGCCGCGCGTGCTGACATCAACGTCATCACCGCCCGCCACAAGGCCGGTGAGAGCCTGACCCCCGAGGACGCGCAGCGCCTCAAGGATTTGCTCTCTGAGGTCGATGAGCTCAACGGTGAAAAGGCCAAGATCGCCGTCACTGACGAGCTGCCCGACCTGCTGGCCAAGGCCGACGCTGCCACCGCGCCCGCCGACGACAAGACCGCCGACGAGCCCGAGGGTGATGACGACGGCGATGCCGAGGGCGACGACGACGGCGAGCCCGAGGGTGAGACCGAGGGCGGCGAGGGTGCCGAGCAGCGCGAGCCCGCCGAGGCAATCACCGCCTCGACCGGCGCACAGCGCCCGCAGCGTCGTTCGCCGAACTTCGCCGGTGCCGGTGCCAACGACACCCCCGGCGATGGTGACGGCGGCGGCGACGAGCCGACCCCGCGATGGAAGCTGCACCCCGGCGCACCGGGCTACCGCGAGGGCATGGGCACTGTCGGTTTCGCCGACATCAGCCAGGCGCTCGAAAAGATCCGGCCCGGCAGCCGCGCCGCGATCCGGCCCAACCGCCCGAGCCGTAACCTCGACGGGCAGGAATTTGCCCGTCAGGTCGTGTCGACCCTAGACCGCGAGGTCGATGTCGTCGGCGACAGCCACGCACTGGTGGCCGCGATCACCAAGGCCACCGATCAGCGCAATCTGCCCGGCGGATCTCTGATCGCCGCCGGTGGCTGGTGCGCACCGTCGGAGCAGCTCTACGACTTCTGCGACGTGCCCGAGGCCACCGACCTGATCTCGCTGCCCGAGATCACCATCAACCGTGGCGGTATCCGCTGGCCTCGCGAACCCGATCTGTCGGGCATCTTCGAGGAATTTGAATGGTTCTTCACCGAGCCCGAGCTCGAGGCCACTGACCCTGACACCGGCAAGCCCACGGCGGTCAAGACGTGCGTCGAGATCCCGTGCGCCGACGAGTTCGATGAGATCCGGCTCAACGCGGTCGGATGGTGCGTCGAAGCGGGCATCCTGCAAGAGCAGGGCTGGCCCGAGCTGGTCGAATGGTTCATGCGTTCGCTGACGCAAGAACACTTCCGCGCCCTGTCTCGCCGGACGATCCTCAACATGGTCGCTGGCTCGACCGGGGTCACGATCCCGGCAACCTCGACCATGGGGGCCATGGCCTCGGTGCTCAACTCGCTGGCACTGGTCGCGACCAACATCCGTCTCAAGCGGGGTCTGTCGCGCACCGCCACCATCGAGGGTGTCGCACCGTCGTGGTTCCACGAGGTCATCCGTGCCGATCTGGCCATGCGTGCGGGCGGCGTCGAGGTCTTCAACGTCTCCGACGCGCAGATTCAGCAGGCGCTCGCGGCTCGCAACATCGCGTTGCAGTACGTGGGTGACTGGCAGACCCGCGAGTCGGGCAAGCCCGGCAACCTGGCCACGGTCGATTGGCCGGACACGGTCGACGTGCTGCTGTACCCGGCGGGCACATGGTTCCGCTCGATGAGCAACGTCATCGAGCTGGGCGTCATGTACCCCAAGGAACAGTTGCAGTACAACCGCTTTACGCGGATGTTCACCGAGGACGCCATCGCCGTCGGCAAGCGCTGCGGTGAGTCGGTCAAGGTGACGTTGACGCTCGACGTGTCCGGTGCCACCGGCCTGCCGCAGCGTCGCACCAACCTCGCCGCGTAAGCGAGCCGGTAGCAGCAGACTGAGAGCGGGCACCGTGGGCAAGAACCTTCCCGAGACTGCCCACGGTGCCCGTTCTCTCATCTTGAGAGGACAGCGCACATGACCACACCGACACCGCCGGTGCTCGATGTCGTGCACTACGAGGTGCCACCGGTCAATCCCTCGCCCAACGGACTGTTCCCGGCAACGACGTGGATCTCCGACCCCGACAACCGGTTTTTCAACGGCGTCGAGGTTCGCGGGCCGAACTACGGCGGCGAGGACGCGTTCGGCACGTGGGAGGGCCACTACTGCTCGGTCCCGCCGATGGGCGAGGACGATCAGCGCAAGGATGGCACTCGACCCGACATCCTCGACGCGTTCGACCCGATCACGGTGTGGGCCTACGACGAGTGCGACCCCACCGCGCCGAGCCGCGCTGAGGTGCTCGCACGGGCAGCTCAGATCCTCAGGCTTGAGGAACAGGTTGCCATCGAGCGCGAGTTCGCCAACCGCATGCTCACCGACGCGGGCACGCCTGCTGCGGCGGCCACGCTGCGATTGGCGGTCGGCTACATCGAGGGTGTGCTCGCACTGACCAACACGCTCGGTTTCATCCACATAGGCGCGCAATGGGTGGCCACCGACCCCGATCTGTTCATCGGCAACGGCGGTGTCAAGCGGTCCCCGATGGGCCACACGTGGGTCATCGGTGGCGGATACGTCGACGCGCTCGGGGACACCATCGTGGCCACCTCGCAGCCGTATGGGTGGCGCAACGAGCCCGTGACGCGCGGTGCCCTCGATGCTTTCGAGAACAACTATGCAGCAATCGCCGAGCGTACCGTTCTCATTGGATACGAGGCGCTCATCGCAGCCGCGACGATCACCGAACCCGAGACCGACGAGCCCGAGACACCGTAGGAGACATACCAATGCCTGAGGGAATCATCGCCACCGTCGAGGACGGTTTCGCGACAATCGATTTCGTCAACCCTGAGCTGCGTGGCCCGGCGCTCGCTGCTCTGCTTGAGCTCGGCGGGCCGGGCACCATCGAGACGATCAGCCGACGCGGCCCGCGACGGCTGTACCGCGTGCCCGAGGGCAACGCAGAGGAAGTCGGATTGCTCGACGGCGACGAGGGTCCGGCCACGTGGTCTGCTGGTGCCGATACGGGCCGGGCGGCGGCGCTCAAGGCCGCCGATCCCAACGTGGTCGGCGGCGACGACTGGCATACACCGATCCTTGAGCACAGCTCGCGCAACGCGTATGTCGGCACCGTGGCCAACGAGGACGTGCTCGACCGGACGCAGGTTTACACCGGCAGCGCACACAGTTTCGGTGGCCACGCGGTGGCCCCGACGAGCACCGATCTGCTCGACGGTCTCGACGCCATCAAGTACCCGCAGCCGCCCGAGGAAGTCCCGCCCGGCGAGGGCGAGGGTGATGGTGAGGGTGATGGTGAGGGCAACGAGGGGATGTCCGCACAGCGGGTCAACCTCGGTCTCGCCGAGCAGACCAGCGGTCTGGCCAGCGACCCCGGCGCGACCCCCGAGGTCGGCGGCGAGGCGCTCGGCGAGTTCACCACGGTTCAGTCCACACGCGTCGAGGACGCGGCGGCCTACCCCGAGGGTGAGCCGTCGGAGGACTGGAAGCGGGCCGAGCTCGACGCGTACGCGGCTGCGCACGGTCTCGACACCACCAAGCTTGCCAACAAGGGCGAGGTGCTCGCGGCCATCAACGAGGCTGCCGACGGGGAGGATGATGCGTAATGACCGGCAATGACCTGAGCCCACGGGCTCGTCTACAGGCCCTGATCCCGGCCAAGGCGCGCGAGACGTGGTATCGCGTGGCCAGCGCGGCGGTGATGTTCCTGCTCGCTTTCGGCATCCTCGACGCCAACGAGGCGGCGCTGTGGGCACAGTTCGCTGTGGGCCTCGTGACGCTGGTGTTCGCGCTCATCTACGCGTACACCCCTGCACGGGTGGCCCTGTACGCGTTCGTCGGCGTCGTCGGCTCGGTGCTGCTGTATTACGGCATCACCACCGAGGAAACGTGGGCACTGATCACGGCTGCCGTCGCTCAGGCGTTCGGCATCGCCACCGCTGCCGCCAAGACCACCCCTGTGGTCGTCGCACGCGGCCAAACGTCCCTCAATTGAGGGACAGGTGACTAGCCCGTGGGGTGGACCCCGACATAGGTCGTGGGCATCGAACACGATGCTCACGTTCTTGTTGCTGGTCGTGTGCATCATCGCAACGGTCGTGACCGACTATTTCGGTGAGCCACCCAACTACCTTGTCGGCCTGCTCGGCACGGCAGCCGGTGCATTTTTCGCCGCCATCGGCAGCGATCAGCAGAAGAAAGCCGCTGATCTCGCGCAGACTGCCACCGAGGCAAGCACCTCGGCAGCCCGTGCCGAGACGACCGCCAAGCGAGCCGAGCACAAGATCGATGAGGTGCTGCACGAGCGCCTTGACGACGATGACGCGTCGACCAAAGACGGGGCGGGTACATGAGCTCTGTGCTTGAGGTCGTCTATTCGCTACCGTTCGCGGTGGGCCTGCTGTGCGGAATCCTCGGGCAGCGGGCCTACTGCTACGGTCGGGCTTGGTACAAAGACAGGAACGATCCCCTACCGAACGGTCGGCACCGCACTGTGGCAGGCATAAGCAAGGTTTGGGTCGGCGGCCTGATCGCTGTCGGCAGCCTCGGCTATGTCCTGTACCAGGCTGAGGCCACCCGCCTCGACACGGTCTCGCTCGCCGAGCACACGCAGGAATGCACGAGCGACCTGATTGCCTCGGTGTCGCGTGGACGGCAGATCAGCACCGAGAATGACCGGCTCAGCATTGCCCACCGCGACAAGCTCACCGAGCTCGCGCAAGTGCAATCTGTGTGGCTGGGCCGGATAATCGACCCGCCACCCCACATCGCCGCCATGCCCGCCGATGACCCTCGGCGGGATGGCTATTTCAAGACCATTACGCAGTTCTACAAGGTACGGACCGACGAGCTGCGCGCGGATATCGACAAAATCCGCGAGGAACAGGCCAAGCTCATCGGTGATCGCGAGCGCAATCCGCTGCCCGACCCTCGATGCTGGCCCGATGGCCCCGAGGTGAAATAGCCGTGCACGGTGCTGGCCTAGTGTCATTTTCAGTCTCGGGAAACGGACTAGGCGCGTTCACGCGCCCGACTTAGGAGGACCGACCCTATGCCCGGTATCCAGCCCGTCAAGGGCCGCCGCCTGAGGGCCACCAAGATCAACAGTTGCGGTATGCCCATCGCCGGGCCTCGAAACCGTCTGGTCACGAGCGGCTATGTCAGCCTCACGTTGACCCCGGTGATGCGCGACGCCACCGACCTCACGCAGGACAACGCTGAGGGCAAGGAATGCTTCGCAGACCGCACCGCCCCCGAGCGTCGCTGGTGGACCCCGGCGTTGGAGCTGTGCAACGTCAATACCGGCCTGCTGACCATGTTCACCGGGTGGGAAACGCTGGTCGACGCCAACGATCTGCCCGTCGGTTTCCGCGACCAAAAGGAAATCGAGTCCGATTTCGGCGTAGCGCTTGAGCTGTGGTCGGCGGGCAAGATGGAAGAGGATTGCGACGAGATCCCGACTTCCGACGATGTCCTCACCGACACGAGCTCGGGCCGGTCGTACGGCTATTTCCTGTTCGGCGGCACCGAGTGGACACCCGGCGACATCACCATCAGCGGCGCGGTGACCACGTTCACGTTGACCGGTCGCACCATCGCGATGCCCGCGTGGGGCCTCGGCCCGTACAACGTGCAGGAAGCGGCCAACGGCACCGCTCGACGCCTGCTGACCCCGACGAGCAAAAAGGAACACCTCACGGTGTTCCGTACTCGGATCGCACCGCCCGAGCCGACACCGGGCACCGAGCCCGTGCCGCTGGCTACGAGCACGTTGTTCACCGATCCGAATTTCTACTACGGCGGGCCGGACGACGAGCCAGCCGCCGTGGTGGCACCTGCTCAGTCTGCGTAAGTCGCGCTACGCAGAACCGCCCCGGTCCTTTTGGGCCGGGGCGGTTTTCTGTCTCGGTTTAGCCGTCGAGGCGGGCGCGAACGTAATCGTAGGTGAGGCCACCGGCAGGGTAGAGGGAACGAATCTGGTAGGGGCTGAGATCGATCTTGGCGGCACCGGCGACAGCGGCGGCGACGGTGTCGGCGGCGCGAACCTCAAGCAGGGCGCGGGCGACGCGAATCTGATCGCCGGGGACACCGCGACGGGCGGCGGCGGCGAGATCGGCCTCGGCGTAGCGGCTGATGGTCATTTCTTCCTCTCTGTGAGCGGGTCCGTCCCGCTGACAAGAACTAAGTTACCCGCCTAAGTCGGTCTTGTCAACCCCCGTCACGCAGCAATTTCCCGCGAGGTCACGATGCCTCGACGCCACCGCAGCGCCCAGTCGAGGCAATTGCCGCAATGCACATGCTTGCCGATGCAGCCGGGCAGCGGCGGGTGCTTACGGGCGTTGAGCGACCAGGCCATCGAGTCGGCGGTCGTGAGCAGGTGCCCGTACTCGCGCAGCCCGAGGGACTTGACCCCGAAACCGTGTACGGGCAGCTCGGGGTCCGTGTCGAGGATGCCCTCGAAAACTCGCCGGATCTCGTCGGTGTGCTGTCGACGGCACACGCTGCCGACACCGACGAGCTCGATGTTGTGCAGATCGATCCCGGCGTCGGCATACATCGACATGCATTTCGCGTAGTCAGCGACCTCGTAGCCTTGCAGGACCGGCATGAACGGGCAATGCTCGTCGCTCACCTCGCCCCACAGCCGACGCAGCTCGACGTAGTTGGCCACCGTACGGCGCTGGTGCTCGGCGACGCTCAGGCCGGTCCGGTCGATCATGTCGGGCTCGCACATCCAATCTTGGGGCGCGGCCCATTCAAGCTTGCCGATCTGTTGGTCGTATCGGTTGACCGCCTCGACGTATTCGCGGGCGGTGGTCTGCCATCCGCCGAACATCGAGAGCTCGGAGAAACCGCCCGAGTCGAGCGCCCACACCTCGATGGCCCGAGGCAGGCTGCGCAGCCGCTTGAGGCGGCGATGGGAGACGAACAGCGGCACACCGGCGTGTCCGAGCCACGAGGTGATGTGGGTACCGAGGTAGAGATAGGCGCGCATCGGGCCGGTCCTGTCTGCCCGGCCCCTCTCAGGGGGCCGGGCGGTAGTGGGTGATCAGCGGGCGCGGAACGCGGTGCCCATGAGCCGTGCGTTGTCGGCGCGGTCCTGCTGCATGAGCGCTTCGGCGCTGCCTGCCTCGGCGAGGTGCCGGACGGCGGTGCGGAGATTGCCGCTCAGGTTGCCGCCTGAGACGTTCATGAGGAAGTACGCATGTCGGAGGACGGCGTCGCGATCCTCGACGGCGACAGCGCGCAGTGCGGCGGCCTGACGCTCGTGCATCCGGTCGAGATCGGCGTCGGTGATGATTCTGGCGGTCATGGCTTCCTCTCTCGGCGGGACTGTCCCGCCTGACAAGAGACAAGTTACCCACCTAAGTCGGTGTTGTCAACTCCCTCGGTTCATCACCACCTCGCGGTAGCCTGAGCTCGTGACTTTCGAGTGGCCGATCAACCGGGCGGGTCTGCCCGCCTTGCCTGAGCTGACCGACCCGCCGAGCGCCGAATACCTCAAGGCGCTCGCCGAGCGCAACGCTGCCGAGAGCGTGGCGGTGGCCATCATGTGGGCCTTGTCCGGTCGACAGTTCGGCACCTATGAGACCATCGCGCGCCCGTGCCCGACGCGCCCGCGCGGCAACCCGTTCGCCTACCGCTCCGACGACCTCGTGTGGACCGGCGAGGGGTGGCTCACGTGCGGCTGTGTCGGCACCGGCTGCCGGATCGTTGGCCCCAACGTCGTGCACTTGCCCGGCCCCGTGCACGAGGTCACGCGCGTCGAGATCGGCGGCGTCGACCTATCCCCGGCGGTGTGGGTCGCCGAGGGCAACAAGCTCTATCGGCGCGAGGCCCCGTGGCCCGCCCAAGACCTCAACCGGCCCCTCGGCGATGTGAACACGTGGGGCGTCCACTACACGCGCGGTGTGCCGGTGCCACCGGGCATATCCGAGCTCACCGGCATCCTCGTCAAAGAGATTCTCGGCGCACTGGAAGATGTCGGGCGCTGCCGCTTGCCGCGCACCGTGACCACCGCGAGCCGCAACGGCGTGACGTACCGGGCCTACGATCCGGCGGTGATCTACCGCAACGGTAAGACCGGACTGCCTGAGATCGATCTGTGGCTCGCCACGGTCAACCCGAACGCGCTCATGGCCGCCCCGACGGTGATCTGATGGCCTGCCGGACAGATCCCGCCCTCGTTATCGTGGGCCATGCCACCGAGGCGCTGCTCGATTGGTTCAAGGATGGCGCGTGCCCGCCGCTCGTCGGTAGCACGACCAACGTCCGGTTTTTCGCCGGTGACTCGACACCGCTCGCCGCGTGGGACAGCCACGCGAGCCAAGGCTGCAACGAGCCGTTCGTGTGGGTGCGGCTCATGCGGCGCTATCGCACGCAGCGGTTCCCTGATCCGACCATCGGCACCGACTGCACTCTGCCGCGCGTGGCCCCTGTCGAGATCGGCGTCGGGTGGTGCGCACTGACCGAACAAGAACCTCGATGGTCCGACTACCAGCGCGAGGCCGAGGTGTCGTCCGACACCGCGTGGCGGCTTGAGGAAGCGCTGTGTCAAGCCAGCACCCGGCTCAAGCGCGACGACGAGCAGCGCCTCGTCGGCACCGACGCGCTGGTGCCCTATGGCCCCGAGGGCGGCGTAATCGCATGGACCGCTGTGCTGTATTCGACCTACTGAGATAGGAGCATGACAATGTCGACCGTGGTGATTGAGGGCAGCATTCTGCCGTGCGGTTTCCTCGCCCGAGGCGAGCGCGTCGAGGTGCAGCGCACCGCCCACATCGACCGGCTCATCGAGCAGGGTTTCGTCAACGTGATCAGCGAGACCGGCGACCCCGAGCCCGCACCGCTGCCCGAGCCGGTCAAGGCACCGGCGCGCTCGGCGAGCCGCGACACGTGGGCCGAGTTTCTCGCCGAGCACACCGACATCGTGACCGAGGACAAGGGCCGCGACGAGCTCGTTGCCGAGTACGACGAGTGGCAGAGCGTGCACGACGTTCCCGCCACCGACGACAGCGAGTAGCCCGTTGGCCACGATCCGCGCCCGCGCTCGGATCGAGATTGACGAGGCGGCGCTTGAGCGGGAGTCGGGCGAGCATCTGCGGGCATTCCACCGCTCGCTCACGCGCCGGATCGCCAACCAATCGCGTGTGGCGGTGCCCGTGCGTACGGGCAACCTCGGGCGCACCATCGGCGAGCTGCCGCAGGTCTACACCCCGTTTCGCGTGCGGGGCGGTGTCGAGGCCACAGCGGATTACGCAGCGCCCGTGCACGAGGGCAGCCGTCCGCACGCGATCCGTGCGCGCAATGCGCAGTATCTGCACTTCTGGTGGCATGGCCGCGAGATGTTCCGCAAATCGGTCTGGCACCCCGGTACGCGGGCACGACCGTTCATGCGCAACTCGGCGCAACGCGTCGTGACCAACGATCCTCGGGTGCGGATGACTTAGCCGACCTCGCTGGTAAAGTCGGGCTCACCTATCTCGGGAGGAAACCAACCATGGCCACATTCAACGCAGACGGCAAGACCGTCACTGACGAGCAGCTCTCGCCGCCCGCCGAATATCTGCCGGATCTCACCGACAGCGAGCGCGAGGCCGACTACCAGGCCGAGCAGGCGCGTATCGAGGCCGCCATCGCCGACGCGGCTGCCGCCGATGACGATGATGAGCTGCCCGAGGTCGAGGTGCTGACCCCGCCCGCCGGTCTGGCCACGACCGACGAACAGCCCGGCACCGAGGTGGCCACGTTCGAGCGGTTCAACGTCGAGGAAGTCGAGAGCTGGGCCTACGACAAACTTGAGTTCAAGGGCGACCTGCTGGGCATCCGGCTGCCGACCAAGGCGGCGCTCGCCGGTTTCTCGCTGGCATCGAGCAAGTACGTCTCGCTCGGCGTCAAGAACGATCTCACCGGCCTCTTCATCGCGCGGCACCTCTCGCCTGAGTCGTACGGACGCGTATTCTCGCGCCTGATGGACCCCGACGATGTCGACTACGACGTAGACGCAGTTGGAGAGCTGTTTAACGCAATCGTGACGGCAGCGGTCGAGTCCGACGACGAGTAAACCCCGCACAACGGAAACCGCCCCGGTCCTTTCGGATCGGGGCGGTTTCTGTGTGGGTAGGTTAGCCGATCTGCTTGGCCAGCTTGACCCCGGTGATCAGCGTCTTGAGATCCCGGCGGGCGGCCATGACACCCTCGAGCGATCCCTTGCGCCAACCGCCGATCACGTCATCGTCCGTGCCGACTCGACCGGGGTGGGGGAGGAAGACGTACCAGCGGCAATCGCTGTAATCCCAGCCGTCACGACCCATGCGGGCGTTGCCGATGTAACCGACGGTGGCCTTGTGCGTGGCGTCGGTCAGGCCCAGCAGCTCGTTGAGCTCTTCGACGCGGTCCTTGAGGAACCCCATGTGCATTTCGTAGTTGCGGGCGATCTCTTCCGGGGTGCGGGTGATGGTGGTCATTTCTACCTTCCTCGGCGGGACGTTCCCGCCTGACATGAACTAAGTTACCCGCCTAAGTCGGTGTTGTCAAGCCCATTGCGTAAACGAGTTTCCGCGCGCCCGTGCGATAGCCTGACCAGGTGACAGATGTCGGCAAAATCAGCCTCGGGGTTGAGATCAATGGCGACGATCTGGCAGCCCGTCTCGGCGAGGCAGTGCGCACGGCGGTAGCGCCCGCGCTCGACAAGCTCAATCGTAAGCTGCAAGAGACGCAGCGCGCGTACAACAAGACCGGCGACAGCGCCGAGAAGTCGGCAGTGCGGCAAGTCGCGGCCCTCAAGCGCGTCGAGGAACAGGCCGACGCGACCCGGCGCGCGGTGGAACGCGCTGCCGCTGCCTCGCGCCTCGGTGGTGGCGGTCGCGGTGACTCGACGGCGGGCGTCGGCGGCAACGACAACAGACGCGTCGACAACCGACGTATCGACAATCGCCGGTACGACTATCGCACGTACAACGACAACCGCAAGATCGATCAACGACGGTACGACAACCGCAAGGTCGACAACCGTAAGTACGACTACAGCACCAAGAACGACCAGAGCATCACCTATGACTATCGGTCGTACCACTACGACGGCATGCCCGGTCCGACACCCGGCGGCGGCGGGGGCGGTTTCGGGCGAGGTGGTGGCCGGGGCGGCGGTGGTCGAGGCGGTGTGCTCGGTTTCCTGACCGGACCCGTCGGGCTCAACACCATCGCTCAGGGCGCGGCGGCGCTACCCGCCGTGGCCACCGGGGTGGTCAACATCGTGGGCGCGGTGCAGCAGCTCACACAAGCCGGTCTTGCGCTGCCCGGCATATTCGCGGGCGGCGCGGCGGCCATCGGCACCGCCGTCATCGGCTTCCAGGGCCTCGGCGACGCCATCAAGGCGCTCAACGAGGCCGACGCTGACCCGGCCAAGCTGGAAGAGGCCAACAAGGCGCTCGAAAAGCTCGCACCGTCAGCGGCAGCGGTGGCCCGCGAGGTCTCGCGACTCACCGTCGGACCGCTGCGCGATTTCCAAAAGGCCATCGCGCAGCCGCTATTCGAGGGCCTCGACAAGGACATCGGGACGTTCGCCGACAAGGCACTGCCGCGCATCCAACCGGGCATGCAAAAGGTGGCCAAGGCCATCAACAGCACGTTCAAAGAGGGCCTCGCTGCCCTCGGCGACGACAAGAACCTCAGCCTCGCCGACCAGATATTCGGCAACACCGCCGAGGGACAGCAGCGCGCGAACAACGCAATTCGACCGCTGATCTCCGCATTCGGCACGTTGGCCAAAGAGGGCAGCGTGTTCCTGCCGCGCCTCGGTGACGCGATCACCTCGGTGGCTGACCGGTTCAATCGGTTCATTCAGACCAACACCAATAACGGCAACATCTTCCGATGGATTGACGAGGGTCTCAACGGCGCGCGTGCGTTCGGCAACACGATCCTCAACATCCTCAAAACGATCACGGGGCTGACCAAGGCCGCCGGTCAGGCCAAGGGGTCGCTGTCCGGCGACGGCGGTCTGCTCGGTGCGCTGGAACGCGTCACCGAGCGCTGGTCGACGTTCACCAACAGCGTCGAGGGACAGCAGAAGCTCGGCAAGTTCTTCGCCGACGGCACCGCCGACCTTCACCGCTACGGTGATCTGCTGCGCACGTTGTGGCCCACGATCAAGGAAATCATCGCCGGTTTCCAGACGTGGGGCGAGATCGTGCTGCCCATCGTCTCGGCGCTCGCCTCGCTCACCAACACGCTCGCGCAGATCCCCGGCCTGCTGGAGGCGGTCGTGGTCGGCTTCCTCGCGTGGCGCACCCTCGGCCCGATCATCGGCGGCGTGGCCAACAAGCTCAACGCGGTCGGCGGCGCGGCGGGCAAGCTCGGCGGCGCACGCGGACTGCTCGGCGGGTCGCTCATCGCGGGCGGCGGCGCGATTCAAGCCTCGACCGACAGCGGACTCGGGCAGCTCGCCGGGGCGCTCACTCAGGTGGCCGGTGGTGCGCTCGCAGGCTCGGTGTTCGGCCCGGCGGGCGCGGCTGTCGGCGCAGGTGTCGGCGCAGCCATCGCGGGCATCACCTACGTGCTCAACGAGAATGCACGCGCGTCGAGGGACGCGGCGGCGGCTCAGGCCGAGCTCGCCGAGAACCTCAACCGCAGCCGTGTGGCCATGGAGCTGACCAGTCAGGCCACCAAGACCGCCAACGACGCGCTGCTCGCCTCGGGCGGCGCGGTCGACGCCGCGACCATAGGCGCGGTCGGCGACCAGATCTCGGCGATCCCCGACCGGCTCGCGGGATCGTACGACGAGGACACGATCAAGGGCGTGGCCACAGCGCTCAAGGATCTGAGCCTCACCGAGCAGCAGCTTGCCACCATCGTCACGGGTGCACAGCCCGGTTTCGATGCCCTCACCGCGCGGCTACGTGAGATGGGGCCGGGCGGTGCCATCGCGGCCCAGAACCTGCAAGCAGTGCGCGACGCGACCCTCGGGGCCGCGAACAACGCAGCCACGGCGGCTCCGCTGTTGCAGAACCTCGCGCAGACCCTCGGGGTCGACGTGCCTCAGGCGGCAGCCGAGCTAACCAATGCGTTCAGTGCGGTTCCCAAAGAGGTGCCCATCAACATCGACGCGCCCGGCGGGCAAGCGGTATTCGACATGCTCGTCGCTATCGGTGAAAAAGTCAGTGTCGACAACAACAAGAACATCGTGGTTGAGGCACCGCTCGCCCCGGCAGTGCTTGAGCAGCTCAAGGCCATCGGCTACGAGGTCACGCAGAACAACGACAAGACCATCACCGTTCGCGTCGACCCGCAGATGTACGCGGACACACTCGCCAAGCTCGGCAACGTCGGCAACGTGCTGAGGGATCTGCACGGGCAGAGCCTCGGTCTACCAGCGGTGCCCGCCGGACCGAACAACACAGCGGGCGGCCTGTTCCCCGGCATGCCCGGTCCCACCGGCCCCGGTGGTGCGGACGGCATGGTCATCCCCGGCTACGCACCCAAGCAGGACACCGTCAACGCGGTGCTGGCACCCGGCGAGGGCGTGCTCATCCCCGAGGCGGTGCGCGGCCTCGGTGGTGCGCAGGCGATCTACGCGATCAACTCGCGGTTCCGTAAGGGCCTGAGCAAGCGGTACTACGCTGACGGCGGTGTCCACGGCGGCACCGGCGCGCTGCCCGGCCCGGCGGGCATCGAGACCGAACTGTCGGTGCTGGTGCAGATTCGTGACATTCTCGCGGGCAAGGGTGGCCCGGCGAGCAACCCGCTCGCAGCCACGGCGGCCAACACCGGCGCGGTGGCCACAGCGACCAAGGCCACCAGCGGCCAGAAGCTCGGACCGTTCGGCACCCCGATCAAGGACCGAGATCCGGCCTACGAGGCAGCGGCGGCGGCCATCAGCGCGCTCGGCGGCGACCCCGAGAAATTCCTCGGGCAAAACCCCGTCGACTACGCGGCGGCCCAGGCGGCGCAGGCCACGCAGTTCGGCGGCGGCCTCGGCGTCACTGGCGCGGTGAACATGTCGGCCTACATCGAGGCGTTGACGGCGTTCGCGATGACCGGCGACCTGAGCAAGGTGCAGGGCATCGGGCTCAACGCGAACTCGCCCGTCATCACCGCGCTGACCTCGGCGCGCAACAAGGCCAAGGGCGGCCTGAGCGATCAGCAGATTGCCGACCTCGTCGGCACCACTCTCGGCCCGACCGGCTACACGGGCACGCTCGACAGCACCAACAGTTCACTGGTCAAGTCGTTGACCCGGTACCGCGAGCAGCTCATGAAGCAGGGCGGCGCGGCCCCGGCGGTCGGCGGTGCCTCGGCAGTCTCACCGGCCCTCGGCATCCCGATGACCGCACTGCCCGCTGGTGCCATGGACCCGATCAGCGCGTATGCGGCGGCTCACAGCGGCGGAAAATACTCGTGGGGCGCGTCGGATCTCGCCGCCGGTCTGAGCGACTGCTCGGGCGCGGTGTCGGATCTCGTGGAGCTGCTGACCAAGGGCCAGGCCACCGGCGAGCGTCTGTTCTCGACCGCCGATGCGGGATCGGTGCTCAAGAGCCTCGGCGCGGTCGAGGGCGCGCTGCCGGGTGCGTTGCAGATCGGGTGGGACGCGGGCCATATGCGGGCCACGCTGCCCAACGGTGTGGCGTTCGAGTCGGGCGGCGGCACCGGTCAAGGCGCAACCTACGGCGGCAACGCTAAGGGCGCTGCGGGCATGCCGAACATCATGAGCCTGCCGGTCGGCGCGCTGCCTGCCGGTCTCGGCATGAGTGGACTGCCGGGCGGCGGCGTGGGTGGCCAGGGCACCCCGGTCTACGTCACCAACTGGCCCGGCCAGGGCGGCGGCATCCCCGGTCTCAAGAACATCTTCGGGGCCGGTATCGGCGCTGCCGGTCAGGCGGGCACCGACGTGCTCGGCGACATCATGGGCGGTGTGGCGAGCCTCGGCAACGAGCCGTGGAACAAGCCCGGCAGCTACGCGGCGCTCAACACGCTCGTCAAAGAGGGCAACCCGCTCGCGCTGGCCAAGGCGTTCGGCCTCGATGTCGCCGACTTCTCGCGCGCGGGCGGCGCGGCGGGCGAGCTCGAAAAGAACGAGGGTCGCGGATACGACGCGAGCGGTCGACTTTTCTCCGACACCGGCGCGCTGCTCGACCGCACGTTCACCTCGCTCAACGCACAGCTACAGGCGATGCGCGAGCAGATGGTCGACGTGATCGAGCAGGTCAGCCAGAAGCTCAACGACAGCGCACTCGAGCCGGTCGTCAAGGCCGGTGTTCAGTCCGCGCTCGAAACGCTCAAGGACAGTGTTTCAGCGTCCATCGGCACCGCCCTCGGTCAGGCGGCGGCCCCGCCCATCGCCGACGCTGTCAGTAGCGCGGTGTCGTCGCTGCCCATCGATCAGTCCGGCGCGGGCAATGTCGGCGGCAACGCTGCTGGTGTCGTCACGGGTGCGCTCGGCATGGCGAGCGGCGGCCCTGTGTCCGGCGGTACGCCCGGCAAGGACTCGGTGCCCGCGCTGCTCATGCCCGGCGAGTACGTGCTCAACACTTCCGATGTTGCCCGGCTCGGCGGCATGGCCGCCATCGACTCGATGCGGTCGCGCGGTTTCAAGAGGTTCGCCACCGGCGGCGGTGTGATCGGCAACGACACCGTCGGCGCAGATTTCTTTGGTGTGTCTCAGGTGCCGATCATCGGGGCCATCGTCAACTTGCTCGTCCGAGTGCTGCTCAAGGTCATCGGTGTCGACATCGAGGTGCGTGACACCTTGATGGAAATGACCGACGATTTCCGGCAGTTCCGAGGGGACGCGTTCAAGGCGTTCGACGCTCAGGGCCGGTTGCTCAACGACACCTCGGGTCTCATCGAGCGCAGCCAGTCGAGCGAGGAAACCGCCGCCGAGGAACGTATTCGCATCCTCAAGATCGTGATTCAGGCGCTCATCAAGTACATCATCGAAAAGGTGATCGTGCCCATCGCCAAGGCGGTGGCCAACGCAGCCATTCAGGCGGGCGCGTCGGCGGCGGGCGCTGCGGTCAACTCTCAGGCACCCGGCGCGGGCGGCATCGTCAGCTCGCTCATCAGCTCGGCGGGTCAGGCGGGCGTCGACATCGCCGCCGAGGTCGGTACCGACTTCGCGCTTGCGATCAGCGAGACACTCATCGATGTCGTCGGCGAGGGGCTCAAGTCGCTGCTGCCAGACCTGACCACGGGACTGTTCGGCGGCAACGGGCTCGCGTTCCTCACCGACCCCGTCGGTTCGCTGCTCGGCGGCCTGCTCGGCGGCATCGCCGGTTTGTTCTCGTCCCTGTTCGGCGGGGCGGCAACGATGATCCCCGGCATCCCGTTCGACAACGGCGGCCTCGCCCACGGCGAGGGCCTCATGCTCAAGGCCACCAACGATCCTGAGCTCGTGCTCAACCCCACCGAGACCGACCTGTTCACGAGGTTCGTCAAGGCACTCGAGAATGGCGGTTTCGGCGGCGGCAGCAATACCACAGTGCACGCGCCGATTACAGTGATCGGTGGCGGCCCCGAGACCGCCGAGCAGATCGAGAACCGCCTGCTCAAGCACATGCCTTAGGAGACGGTCGTGGCATTTCGTGGCTACTTCGCCCTCAACGGGGTCGAGATCGCCAACAGCAGCCGCGTGGCCGCCCACATCGGGGCCGAGGTGCCTACGCGCGACATCGGGCTCATGACCGCCGATGTCGACTGCTCGCTCACGCCTATCGATGACGACCGGCTGCTCGCCGAGCTGCCCGCCACCTCGGTGCCCATCGGGGCCGGACGGCTGCTGGCCACACCGCCGGACGGGTCACGGCTCTACGGGCCGGGCCTCGCCGTAGTCGGCGACTGTTGGACGCCGAACACGCTGTGTTTCGGCTGCCGCACCGCCATCGAGTACGACGACTCATGGACCGGCCTGCCCGCCTTCCTCAACGATCATGTCTACCGGCCCGAGCTCGCCCCGTGGTTTACGACGAGGGTGCCCGAGTCGGCAGAGTTCGCGGGCGTGTGGGTCATGGATGTCAAGGGCCTCGACGTGACCACCTCACAGCGCGAGGTGGTCGAGATGGCCGGGGACGGCGGCGCGGCGGGCATCCATCGCGACGGCGCGCAGCGGATACAGTTCGACGTGCTGCTCGTCGCGTGCACCAACGCGGGCGCGACGTACGGTCTCGACTGGCTGACCACACAGCTTCGCAGGACCAATGACCGGACCGACTCGGTGCTGCGATACCTAGCCGCCCACCCCGAGGACAGCGCAGTCGACCCGACAACCCTCGTGCGTGATCGCCACGGTGTGGTCCTCACCGCCGGTCCTGAGATCACCGGACAAGTCAACGCGAGCGGACGGCAGCACAACCAAGCGACGTTCTACCGGGTCACCTTCGAGCTCACCGCGCTCATCCCGCATGCGTATCGGCCCGCCACGGTGCTGCCCGTCGAGTGGGACACCGTCGAGGTCGAGCCGATCCAATGGGTGCACTCGTCGGAGTGCAAACCGCCTGCCGACTGCTCGCCGATGCCGGTGTTGTTCGCGCAAGGCTGCGAGGTCGAGCGTGTCGAGGCGGTGTCCTCCCCGCCGCCGGTATGCGGCGGCTGCATGCCTGTGTGCGCGGTGGCCACACACGCGGTGCAGATCCCGCTCACCGAGCGCCCGCAGACCGGCACCGCCACCATGGTCAGCCTCGCGATCCGAAACACCGACGCGCGACCGCTCACGCTCAACGGATACTTCCGGCGGTGTAACGCTCGCGACGACTGCGACGACGAGCTTTTCCCCGTGCAGATCCACGGTCTGCCCGCCACCGCCGAGGTCGTGCTCGACGGCGTCACGGGCCGCTTCTGGGTCTACTACGCGGGGCGCAAATGGCGGCCCGTGCACATCGTGGGCACCCCGAGCGGCGCGCCATGGGTACCGGCCAAGCTCGACCGCACGCTGTGCTGGGAGTTCGTCGTGGTATCCGACGGCACCGCCCTTTTCGAGGTCGACCTCGCGCTCACGGATCGTGACGAATGAGTGCGCCGACGCGGGTGCTCGACCGGGGCGGTGAGGCGCACCGGATCGTCACCGCCGAGCAGGGCGTGACGATCCACACCGACAACGGCATCACCATCGATCAATTCACACCTCGCCAGTACACCTCGTGCACATGGGGCCTGAGGCTGCGCGACGCGGGCACCGCCGACATCGTCATACCGCCGACTGCCGACTACGACCGGCTGCGTGACATCGAGCCGTGGGCGCACTCGGTGACGATCTGGGACGTTGACAGCGGCACCACACTGTGGACCGGCCCGATCCATAAAGCCCGAGCCTCACGCAAGGGCATGACGATCAGCGCCAAGGATCACTCTGCATACCTCAGCCGCACCCGCAATCCGATCACCAAGCGGTGGGACGCTGCCGACCCCGCCACGGTGGCCGGTGAGCTGTGGGCGGCCATGGTCGAGGCGCAGGGCATCAACACGCGGCCCATCGTGCGCGTCGACCCCGAGGGTGACCGCTACGACTTTCAGGTCATCGCCGACGAGCAGATGCTCGACCAGACGTTGAGCGACATGAATAGCCAGGGGCTGCGGTGGACCGTGGTGGCGGGCACCCCGATCATCGGGCCGGTGAGCACCAAGGCGCTCGCGCTGCTCGGCGAGCATGACTTTCTCGGCGACGGCATCGAGTTCGTGCGCGACGGCAGCCAGACCTACAACGATGTGCTGGTGCGAGCCGCCGACAGCAACACCGCGCGGGCGCGCGTCGACTACCACGGCAAGAACCTACAGACCATCGTCAACCTCGACTCGATGTTCGGGGTGTCCAACGTCAACCGCGCGGCCCGGCAGTACGTCAACCACACCGGCAGGCCACACACCAGACTCGAGTTGACCGGAGGCACCGAGCTACATCCGAACGCGCCCGTGTCGATGGAAGACCTCATGCCCTCGGCGCGGTTCATCATCGAGGCGCGAGGTGTCCGGCAGCTTTTCGAGCTCACGAGTGTCGACGTTGAGCGTCGGCAGGGCGCGGTGAGTGTTCGTGTCACTATGGGCACTGTGGAGGACGACATCGAGTTGCTCGACGCGACCAACGGCAAGCAGCAGAACATGACTCTCGGAGGTCAACGGCTGTGACGGTCGAGCTGCCGGGGCGGGCACCGACAACCGACGGCGAGCTCGCCCGCCAATTCCACGAGCGCATTCGCCGACTCGAGAATCCGCGCTCGGTGCGCGTCGGCCCATGGGTCATCGCGACCGACCCGATCACCGGCGACCTCAAAGCATCACGTCCCGGTCAGACCCTCATGCTCGGCGGCGATCAGCCCGTCGAGGTGGTCGAGCAGTCGCTCAGCCTGACCAAGTTCGTCACCAAGGACGACCTCGACGCGGCCCTCGACGGGATCGAGGCGGGCGGCGGCGACAACGATTCGGTGTGGGCGCAGCTCTATGAGAAGCTCACCGGCATCCTGTCGCCGACCAACGCGCTCAATGCGCTGGCCAATTTCTTTCGGCTTGAGCTCGGCGCACCGATCACCAGCAGCAGGCTGCCGCTGCTGCCGCTGTCGCACATCCGGCCCATATCTCCGAACTTGCTCACCGACGGATCGTTCGACTACGAGGAAACGCTCTCCGGTTTCCCCGATTGGGACTGGGACGACACCGTAGGACGGAACAAACCGGGCAGCGCGTACACCGTCGCTGATGGCACCACCCACACGATCCACAGCAACAGCATCGAGGTCGGGCCGGACGACCGGCTCAACGTCGAGGTGTACGCACGTTGGGCCGGACTGGTGGCCAGCGGCGCGGCCATCAAGCTCGATATCTCGTGCTACCGCGACGACGGCTCGCCAGTTTTCTCCGGTCCGATCACGCTCGACTCATTGACGGTGTCCGGCACCGCCTCGGGGTGGACCAAGCTCAGCGTGACGAACTGGGACGTTCCCGACGAGGCCCGGCACGTCGTGGTCGAGTTGACGGTCACCAGCGGCGCGACAGCGGGCGTCGTGCACTTCGATGACGCGGGGTGCTTCAAGATCGGCACGATGCCGCAAAGCTATATCTCGGGCCTTGTCGAGGGCCTCAATGCGTTGTGGCAGGGCATCCAAGCACGGATCGATGACTTTCTCGACCTGCTCGACGTGTTCGGCGGTTTCAACGTCGGCGATCACATCGGGCAGCTCACCGATGTCGTGACGCGATTGCAGCACCTCAACCCGCTCAACGGACTGTTCGACGCCAGCAAGCTCGGCAACATCGCCAACATCCCGATGATCGCGCAGGAACGGATCTCGGGTCTGGTCACCGCGCTCAACGAGGCTGGGCAGGGTATCCGCGATGCCATCGTGCAGGCTCTCGGCGGCAGCGGCACCGGGCACAGCAACACCGACGTGCTCAACGCGCTGATGAACATTCCGGCCAGCGTCGTCAACACCGCCATTGCGGGCGCGTCGAACATCGAGAACGCGCTACAGCAGGCCATCGACTCGGTCATCGCGGGCGCGGGCGATCTCATAGGCAGCGGTTTCGGTTTCGCCGACATGATCGCGCAGCTCACCGGCCTGCGGCGGGCCACCGCCGGTACGGCGGCAGCGGTGGTCAACCTACAGTCTCAGGTGGCCAATCTCGACCCGGCAGCCAACAGCGAGGTGGTCGATTTCGGAGAGTTCGCCAACTCGGCGTCACCGCCCTCGATGTTCACCAAGGTCAGTGACACCGGCGCGGGCAGCATCATCCTGACCAACGGTGTGCTGGCGTGGAACTCGGCTGATGCGGTGGGGCGCGAGTTCTATCTCTACAACGGCGGCCCGCTACAGACCGATCTTTTCGAGGTGCAAGTTGTTCTGCCCTCGGTGCCCTCACACGGCATTTTCGGTCTCGACTCGACCAACTACGTGTATCTCATCGGACGCTCGGATGCCACCGGCAACAACATGGTCGTCGCACGACTCGGGTGGGACGAAGTACGTGTCTACTCGCGCAACTCGGGCACCATGACGCAGATCGGTCCGACGATCAGCGCCGATGACATTCTCACCTCGGGGTCGTCGGTATCGTTCAAAGGCGGCACCATCGCCGATCCACGCTACTTCACCGTCTCGATCAACGGCGACAAGGTCTACGAGTACAGCGACGAAGCACCAATCACCGTCATCGGCGCGAGCAACCGTTTCTGCGGTCTCGGACTGGAAAAGGGCAACAACTACGCGACGGGCCGGATCTCGACGTGGGCCATGCTCGATGGCGGATCGTCGGCAGGATCGGGTGTCGTGGCCGGATACACCAACGCGGGCCTGACAAACTTGATCCTGTGGAAGGGTACGCAGGCTCAGTACGACGCACTGCCGACCAAGAGCCCGAACGGGATCTACGTGGTCGAGGGGTGAGCGGTGGGCGTCTACATCGGTGACACCCCGATCAGCAAGATCATGGCGGGAACCTCGCCCTTCGCTGGCAAGGTCTACATCGGCTCGACGCAGGTCTGGCCCGAGGTCGAGTTCCCGCTCGTCTACGAGGATGTCAACCTCACTGATGCGCTCGTGCCCGCAGGGGCCACCGCGCTGGTCATAGAGCAGCTCGTGGGCGGCGGTGCCTCGGGGCTGGCAGGGCAAAATCAGTCCGGCGCGGGCACATACACCAACCGTGGCGGCACCGGCGGCGGCGGCGGTGCGGTCATCGGGCAGCACATCATCCCCATCAGCGAGCTTGGCCCGACGTTCAGCTTGCAGATCGGCGCGGGCGGCGAGCAGTCGACATCGGACACCACACGCAACAACGGCGGCCCGACGATCTTCTCGTCGGGCAGCATCGTGCTCACCGCCGGGGGTGGGTCAGCCAACGGCGGCGTGGCCAGCCAATCGGGCCAATGGTATGTCCCGATGGCCAATGGCACGGCGGGCGGCGTCAACAACACCATGGGCGGCGCGGCGGGCGGTGCCGAGGGCGTGAGCTACTCGCACAGCGGCAACCCACAGAACGACAACGAGAAATGGGACGCGCTGTCTGCTGACCCGGCGGGCACCGCCATGCAAGTCCTGCCGGGCGGCCTCAAGCCTGGCAACGGCGGCAGCCAATCCGGCACGGGCCAGCGCCCCGGCGGCGGCGGCGGTGGCGGCAAGGGCCGCAGCTCGTCCTCGCGCGGCGTCGGCGGGCGCGGCGGTGACGGCTATGCGCGCATCTACTTCATCAACACCTCCTACAAGCGCGATATCACACGCGTCTACACCACCGCCGGTGCGTGGACGTGGACACCGCCGCCGTGGGCGGTGGCGGGCACCAAGATCGACATTGTCATGTTCCCCGGCGGGCGCGCGGGCAAGAACGGTGCGACGTTCGGCGGTGCGGGCCGAGGCGGTCTCGCGGGCACCCCGGTGACAGCAACACTCACCGTCGGCACCGATATCCCCGTCAGTGGGGCGCTCACCGGCGTCGTCGGCGCGGGCGGTGCCAGCAACGGCGCAGCGGGCGGCGTCAGCACGTGCACAACCGTGGGTCTCACCGCGCCGGTCAACAATGCCGACGCGAGCGGTCAGGACGGCGGCAACGCGCCTAACGTCACGCTCAACGGGATCACGTATCCCGGCGGGCGCGGCGGGTCGAGCGGCACGAGCTCATCGGCGGGCGAGGACGGTCAAGACCCCGGCGGCGGCGGCGAGGGCGGCGGCTCGCTGATCGCGGGCCTTGCGGGCGGCGCGGGCGGCAAGGGTCGCGTTTACGTACGCGTCTACGAGGTGTAGCCGTGCCGTTTGGCTGGAATCCCACACCGCAGATCACCCCGCGTGTCACACCGCGCGGGTGGTTCAAGGACACGCCAGAGCTGCCCGTCGACCGCGAGATCGGGTGGTGGGCGGTGCTCACCCTCGACGCGGTCGACCTCGGCGACGCTGCGCAGACCATGACCCTTGAGGCGCTCAAGTCGCTCGCGCTGGCCAACCTCGCCGCCTCGACGCAATCCCTTGAGCTGCAACAGATCGCGGGCATTTCGTTCGCCAACATGATCCCGCCCGCCCAAGCGCTCGCGCTCAAGAAAATCGCGCTGCTCAATCTGTCCGGCGTGGCGCTGCCGACGCAGGCGCTCGCGCTGGCCAAGGTGCTCGGCATCGCGCTGTCGAGCATGGGCATCAGTACGCAGGCTCTCGACCTCGGCAAGGTCGTCACCGTGGCCATGGCGACGGACAGCCCGGCGGCCCAACTGCTTACGCTCACCAAAAAGGGCGTGCTGTCGCTCAACAGCACCGCGACGAGCACACAGCAGGTGGTGCTCGCGCGGGTGGCTTCGCTGATCATGTCGACCTCGCTGGCCACCTCGGTGCAGTCTGGCCTCGCCGTCGGTTTCCCGCCGTTGACAGCGACCACGGTCACGTTCACCAACACCACCAACATCCAATCGTGGACGTTCCCGCGCAACGCAGAATGGCTCGCCGTGGTCTGCCTCGGCGGCGGCTGCGGTGGACGCGGCGGCGGCCCTGTGCTCGCGGGCGGTGGCGGCTATGCGGGGTCGTACGGCACCGTCCTGTTGAGGCGCGGCGTCGACATCCCGTGGTCGACCACGATGTTCTACATGAACGTGGGGCCGGGAAGCGCCGGGTCGTCGGGCGGATACCTCGTCAGCGACCCCTCGCCGGGCACGGCGTCGCTGTGCACCACCACCGCGCTGGCCACCCTCGCCAGCGGCAGCGGCGGCGGCCCGAACTACTCGACGCAGCGTGGCCAGGACGCACCCGACCTCAGCTACAACGGGATCTCGGCGGTCGGCGGCAAGGCATCGAGCGGATCGGCGACGCCGGGCGGTGTGCCCGGCGGCGGCGGCAACGGGGCCAACCCCGGATCGCTCGGCCTACCGGGCGGTGCTGGCGGTGCCGGTGGGCGCGGACAGATATGGGCGCGAGCATTCCAGTGACCGCCATCCTCGACAGATAGTATCGACCCCATGGCCGTCGGACCTACCGCCTACTTGGTGAACAAGCTGCTCGATCACGCGCTACGCGGGGTCGCGTACACACCGCCCTCGGTCATCTACTTCAAGGCGCACACCGGCGACCCCGGCGCGGCGGGCGCGAACAACGCGAGTGCGCAGACTGCACGCGTGGCGGTCACGTTCCTCGCCGCCTCGGGCGGCACGGTGCTGCTCACCGGTACGCCAGAGATCACGCTCAACGCAACCGAGACGATCACTCACGGATCACTGTGGGACGCCGCCGGGCCAACGGGCGGCAACTGCCTGTGGACTGCGCAGGCCACCGTCAGCAAGGGCGGCGTGTCCGGCGACATCATCCGGCTATCGGGCTTCCAAGTCGGCTTCACCGGCCTCGCAGCGTAAGGGAGAACATGACCGCACCGACACCGACCCCTGACTCACAATGGGCTGTGCAATGGGAGGCGTTCGCGCCCGAGGACAGCAGTGTGATGCCCGAGCGGCCCATCCTGCCCGAGGCACCCAGGTCCGGCACCGACGAGGACACGCCTGAAAACTGGGCGGCCTATCAGGAAGCGTATGGGATCTACGTCGAGGCCATGGCTTCCTACGAGAGTCTGCTTGCAGTGCTGCTCGCCGACGATGCCAACTGGCGCACGATCACCAACGGTTTCCCCGACGAGGCGCTCGCGCGGCAGATGGTCGGCGTCATCCGCAGCGCCAATGCGGGCAACCCTCAGACGCGTGATTTCCGTCTCGTGTGGTCCGCGCCCATCGTCTGGCACATCGCGGACGAGTGATGTCGACACCGCGCGTCTGCCTGTCCGAGAACCTCGCCGTCAGCCCCGACGGCAAGCTGAGGCTGCCTCGGTGGTCGGTCGTGCGCAATGTCGGCGACATCGTCATCGCGTCGGCGGGGGACACCGCCAAGCTGCTCATCAGCGACACGCTGCCCGGTCGGAAGCTCATCGAGGGGCGGCTCGCGTGGACCAACGACAGCCCGGTCGAGCAGCAATTGCGCGTCGAGGTTACGCGCCGATACCGGCGGTGGGTCACGTCTAACCCCAATGCCATCGAGTTCCGTGACCGTTGGTCGTGGGTCGTGATCCCCGAGGGCGATCCACTCATCGATCCGGCTGAGCCCGATGTGTCGGACACGTTCAACGGCAAGACCGGAAGCGCCGGGGACATTCAGACCAACACCGTTGCCGAGCCGCTGCCCGGTGTGTTCCGGCACTGGTGGGGCACCACGACCTCGGAAGAGTGGATACCGGACGTGCTCGCGCCCGGCGACACGTTCTCGATGTGGTACAGGGCCTACGTGTGGACACCGCCGCCGTGGTCGGACAATGCCAACAAGAACGCGCCGACGCACGCCGCCGAGGCCGGATACAGCCGGTTGCAGCTCACCGCATACCCGGCTCAGGGCAAGGTGGTCGTGGGATGAGCCTCAAGCTGTGTACTGGCGAATACATGCTCAGCACCGTGGCCGGTCTCGGCCCGTCGCGCGGGTGGTTCCCGCGTGTGCTCACCGAGCAGATGCTTGAGTCGACCAAGGACGGCGAGATAAAGCTCTCGCCGGACCCCGTCACGATGATCGATGGCGACCTCACGTGGTTCAACAACAGTGATGACCGCGTGCGGGTGTTCGTGCTCGTGCACACCGCTCCACGCGACATCATCGCGCAGAATCCGTCCACCGTGGTGATCCATGACGCTTGGTCGCACAGGGTGGGCCGGGCACCCTCGGCTGATTTCCCGAGCGCGATTCGCAACAGTTTCGGTGGCCGGTTGCAGCTCGACCGCGCCTCGGTGGCCCGCGACGCGGTCAAGTTCGGTCGGTTCTTCCTGACCGGCGACGATCAGCAGGCGTGGGTCGACCTCGGTATCGTGCGTCCACAGCAGTCTTTTCACTTCCGCTACCGTGCGGCAGTCCAGACACCCGGCACGTGGGTCACACCGAGCGAGCTTGAGCCGCGCTGGGAGGCGTACGCGCGGTGGACACGGCTCGTCGCGCTCGGCGGACCGGTAGGAGAGTCATGACCTCGCCCGATTGCATCGACCCCGATCACTTCCGCGTGACCGCCGACGGCGGGATCGAGCCGCAGCCGTGGATGCAGTGGAGGCACGTGCGCAGCATCGGCGCTGCGGGCAGATCTGGCACGTACGCGGTGACCGGCGGCGGCAACAAGAACGTGCTGATTCATGGTCTGCAAGTCAGCTACACCAATGACACCCCTGTGCCTCAGGCGGTCTACGGCAAGATCACGCGCGGCGGCTGCCGCGTGGCCCTACAGGCACGCTCGCGGGCCTACCTACAGGTGGCCAGCGGATACCAGAAGCACGCGAGCGACCCCGGCAAGCTTGAGGTGTCGAGCCGGATGGGCTGTGGTGCCGACATCGGTCGTGGCGGCACCCTCGGCATCGGCACCCAATTCTGCGTCATCGAGCAGCGACAGGGGATGGTGACGATACCGCTCGCGCCCGAGCGGGCCGGGTGGCTCACCCTCGGCCCCGGTGAATCGATCACCGCGCGCGTCGAGGTCAAGTTCGTCTCAGAGTTCTGGGAGAACACCAATATCGACGGCGGTGCGTCGGGATCGACCTCGGGCTACGACTCGGGTGCCACGCAACTCGATCTGTTCGCGGTCCCGGTACTGTAGGGGTAATTCCCCACCTCACTCGGGAGAGTGCCAGTGTACGAACCACCGCCCGGCTACGACGATTGCGAGTCGGATGCCGACGATTTCCCCACCCCGGCCAATGCGGCGTACCGAGAGCTCGATGTCGAGGGTGTCGGCGTCCTGCACGCGCGTAAACCGCTGCCCAACGCTATCCCCGCGCTCGCCGGGGCGGCCAACAGCAAGGTCAAGCCTGCCGCCCGCCTCGACTACCTCACGGTGTTCATACAGAACCACCTCGCGCCCGGCGAGTACGAAACTCTGCTGGCCAAGATGATGGACCCTGAGACCGAGCTGCCCGAGGACACGGTGCTACGTGTGAGCCGAGCTATCGCGACGGCGGGCAGTGCCCGCCCTACACGGCGGTCATCAACCTCGCGTTGATGGCCGCGCACAATTGGCGGGCACTGCGGCTCAAGGCTCTGGGCCAAGGCATCACCAACATCATGGCGTGCCCATCGATGCACGTCGTGTTGGATCTCATCGAGCAGCTCGGTGCCGAGGCGTCGGTGTCTGAGGCCAAGTCGCAGACCGAGGCGCGCAGCGAGCTCACGCGCTACTACGACAAGCTCTATAAGCCCGACATCACCGCCAAGGTGATCAACGGTGAGAGCTATTTCCCGCCACCGCCCGGTTTCTCGGACGAGGAAGTCGAGGCATCGTTCGACGCGTTCCTCAGCAACCCGATGCGATGAGCCGGGGAACTTGCCTCCCGTCGCGATACCCTGTGTGCTATGGCCGTCACCGCTGTCCTGTTTGAAACCTCAGGCACCCGAGGTAACCGCCTCGACCCCGATGTGCGTGACGAGATTGAGGCGCTCGCGCCGGGCCTTGAGACCGGCGAGGTCACGACCGACAAGATCGCCAATGACGCGGTCACGCGCGAGAAGATCGACGCGGGCGCGGTGGGGTCGGTCGAGCTCGATGACGACGCGGTCAAGGCGCAGCACATCGATGACGGGGCGGTGGGGACACCAGCGCTCGCGGCAGGCGCGGTCACCTCAGAGAAGACCGGCATCGGTGTGGTCACCGCCGAGGATGCCTCGGGCAACCCCGTCGAGGTCAAGCAGGTCTACATGACCGTGGCGCAGTACAACGCGCTGGCGACAAAAGACCCGAACACGGATTACTACCTGAGCTGATGGCGACGATCAGGCGCGGTGCAGCGGCACCCTACAAGGCGATCTATCACGGCACCACCCCGATCAAGCAAGTCCGGCGCGGTGAGACCCTGCTGTGGTCGCAGGGCAAGATCCGAGACGATTTCACCGACATTCTGGACCGGTGGCTCAACGAGTTGCTCAGCGGCGACCTCGGGGCGCTGTGCTCCGATGTCACCGGGGTGCTACGGGACGGTCTCGGTAACATCGTCGGTCACACCGTGGCTTTCGTTGAGGACAACATCAACGGTCTCGGCAAGCTCGTTGCACAGACCGGGCAAGATCTCGCCACCGCCTACTGCGGCGTGTGGGGCGGCACCGCCGCGCCCAATGGTCTCATCGGACTGATCAACGGCATCCCGATCTTCGGCGGCATCCTCGCCGACTGGCTCAAGGGCGAGCTCGATATCGTCTCGATCATCGGCAGCATCCCGATCATCGGCGACATCGGGCGACTCATCGGACTGATCCCCGACGCGCTCGGGAACCTCGCCGACCCGATCAACTATGTGGTCGACGCGTTCGGCGAGGTGATCGGCACGATCACGTGTGGACAGTTCCGGCCCCACGGCGGGGACAACGAGGGAATCTGCTACACCATCGGTGTGCTCGGCGACATCGCCAAGATGCTCATTCCCGATGGCCTGCTCACGCTCAACCGGCACACCTCGCGTCTGCGTCATGAGACCTTGCTCGACGGCGATGACGGCTACCTTGAGGTGCAGGTTGCCGACCTCGGCGCGCCGGACTACCCGACTCAGGTGTTCCGGCGGTACGCGAACAACGGCAGCGGTGCCACCGGCGTCGGCATGCAGTTCATGAACTCTCAGGTATCGCTCGTGCGGCGCGTCGGCGGCAACAACACGCTCGTGCTGCCTCAGGTGGCCAGCTACTCGCCGGGCGATGTGCTGCGGCTGGAACAGTTCGGCGACATTCACTCGATCACCAGAAACGGCGAGACCGTGGGCGTGTGGGAGGACAACAGCGCTACTGCGGCCAAGGGCGTCAACAACCGCTCGGTGGCCATGATCATGCAGGGCGCTAAAGAGCTCAACACATCGCGCAAGGTCTCGCCGGGTCTGGCCTACCTCGAGGCTGCTTGATCGAGCACGTAGCTGAACAGCCACGGCTCATCGCGCTGCCTCACGTACTTGTGCGGCTGGCTACGGTAGAGGCCCGGTTTCTCGCCGGGCAGCGGGCAGATCGGCGTCCACACGGTGAGCTCGTGCTGCGTGTCAGGTACGACGCGGCGCTCGCCGTCTAATGGGCCACCGTAGAGCTCGACGCTGCTGGCCCGGTGCATGTCAGTCGAACCAGATCCGCTCACGGGTGCGGCGCTCGTGGGTGATTCTCTCGCGGCGGGCACCGACGGGGTAGTGCTGTGCGGGCGGCTGTGGCGGCCTGTAGGCGGTCCGGTCGAGCTGCCCGAGGTATCGCAGCCGGACGGCAATGCCGATGCACACAGCGCCGACGAGGGCGGTCGACATCGGGTGTGGGTTGTCCGGCAGATAGCTGATGAACAACATGAACAGTCCCACCGCCCCGGCGGTGGTCACCTTGTCGTGGTGACCACCGTGCGGGGTCCGTTGGACGGTCACCGCCCGCCCCACCAACCGCGACCGGGCCGCGTGGCGTGCCACGCGTCGATGGTCTCGGGCAGCCACCCCTTGTGCTTGCCGACCTCGACATCGGGCGGCGGCAACTCGATGCCCGACAGCGATCGAACGGATTTCATGCCGAGGCGCTTGGCGACCTCGTCTCGACTGAGGTACCGAGGCACCGGGGGTGCCTCGTGGGTCTGATCAGTCATCGTGCAAACCTCCCCGTTGTCTGTTTCCCGACAATGGTAAGCGTGATCGGTGCCTCGGCATCGGTCTCGATTGCGGCGCGTCCGGCAACGAGGCGGTCCCATTCGTCTTGAGGTTCGCCAGAGTTGCTGACAGCGATGGTAATGCCACCGGATGCAATTGCCTCGGCAATGACCTTATCGACCTGCTCAGCGAACTCATCGCTAAGCGCGTCAAGTTTGCTGATGAGACCGGGAGGGCATTTATCACGTCCTGTCTCGATGTGCTGATAGTCACGGCGGTCCATGCCGAGCCGGGCGGCAAGGTCACGCTGGCTGAGGCCGAGGTACATCCTGTGTGCGCGCACGAGCTCGCCGAGGCCCTCGGTGTAGGTCGGCGGGTAGACCTCGACGGGTGCCTCGACGGCGGTCTCGGTGGTGGTCATGTGATGTGTCTCCCTGTGGTTGTTGTGGTGGTGGTGAAACAGTGCGGCGAGCCGATACCGGTGGTGCCGGTACCGGCCCGCCTGAGCGGGCCGGTCGATCAATTACCAGCCCATCTTCTCTGCGCAGATCGGGCCGATACCGCGCTCGCGGCTCTCGTCGTTGGTCAGGGTCCGACCGCAGACACCGCACTCGCCGATCTCGTGACCGTAGCGTGCGCTCGCGGCCTCGGCACCGGCCTCGGCGATGCGGCGCAGGATCGTGCCGCCCTGCTTCTGGCTGAGGCGGCGTTCCTCGTCGCCGACGATCTGCTTGACGAACACGTACCCGGCCCAACGTCCCTCGGTGGGGCGGTCGACCTTGTAGAACGCGGTGCCGTTGATCGCGTGGATCGTGGTGTCGATGGCGTAGCGACCGGCGGGCACCTCGTCGGCACCGGCGACGATCTCACGCTCGGGCGCGTAACCCTCGGCCTTGAGCCGGTCGATGTTCTCGCTGACGGTTGCAGCGTCGTTGTGGCGGTCGATCCACTGCGCGATCTTGACGGCGGCCTCGGCGGTGTCGGCACCGGTGGCCTTGGCCTTGGCCATCATCAATTTCGTCAGCAGCGCGATAGCGGCGTCAGAGGCGGTGGCGGGGGCGATGGTGTCGAACGGGGTGACCATGATCTTGAATCCTTCCTCGGCGGGTCGATCCCGCCTGACAAGAAATAACTTACCCGCCCTTGTCGGATTTGTCAACACGTTCATCGGGCACGTCTACCGTGGCACGTATGCCGAGGTACATGCCCCTGCGCGCGGGCACCTACACGCTGTCATCCGGTTTCGGCCCGAGGTGGGGCAGCCAGCATCGTGGCCTCGATTTCGCCGCCAAGGACGGCACACCGATCTACGCGGCCCAGGGCGGCACCGTGGCCTACATCGGCAGAGCCGACGGTTTCGGGCAATGGATCGTGATCGACCACCCCGCCGCCGACGGTGGCGGCACGACCGTCTACGGACACATGTGGGACGCGTTCGCCACCGGACTACGTCAAGGGCAGCGCGTCGAGGCCGGGCAGCTCATCGCCTACGTCGGCACGAACGGTCAATCGACCGGCCCACATCTGCACTTCGAGGTGCACCCCACCGTGTGGCGGCAGGGGTCGCAGATCGATCCCAAGCCGTGGCTGGCCAACGCGCGCAACCCCGGCGACCCCGCCCCGGCACCCGCACCACCCAAGGGAGGAACATTGGCCACGCTGACAGATCCGTTCACCGGCGAGCTGTGGTCGCCGAACCGCTACCACCCGCGCGGTCTCGGCGACCCCAGGTGGATCGTGGTGCACACCCAAGAGGGCGGTCGTACGGCGCGCGACCTCGCGGCCTACCTCGCGCAGAAGTCGAGCCAGGTCTCGTATCACGTCGTGGTCGATGACCGCGAGGTGCTCAAGGTCGTCGCCGAGGGCGATGCACCGTGGGCAGCAGCGGGCGCGAACAAGTACGCGTTCCACATCTGCATGGCTGGTAGCTACGCGTCGTGGTCGCGCAACAAATGGCTCGATGTCGACACGTCCGACGGCAAGAACGAGGACTTGCAGCTCACCAAGACCGCGCACGTCATCGCATGGTGGTGCGACAAGTACGGCATCCCGCCGGTATGGATCGGTGGCCGCAACATCCCGCCGTGGGGCCTCGACGGCGTGTGCGGACACGTCGACCTCGGCGCGTGGGGCGGTGGCCACACCGACCCCGGCCCCAATTTCCCGCGCGACGAGCTCATGCGACGCGTGAGCCAATTCCTCGCGGGCACCGAGCTGCCGCCGCTGCCGACACCGCCGCCGGTCACCGTGCCGGGCACCAAGCCCGATCAGTACGGCGATTGGATGCTCTACCGAGGCAACCCGCGCAACGATGCTGACCGTGTCCGGCGCGTGCAGCGGCGGCTCAAGGCGGCGTATCGGTCCTACGCGGGTCACCTCGAAATCGATGGCGATTTCGGCCCGCTCACCGAGCTCGCGGTGCGGGAGTTCCAGCGTCGCAGCCTGCTCATCGCCGACGGCATCGTTGGCCCCAACACCGCAGCCGCCCTCAAACCGTAGGAGATCCGCATGACACAGCCCACCGCATGGCAGCCGCCGCAGAATGTCGGCGATGTCGCCGTGACCGTCGCTCAGGCCAAGGCCAAGCTCAAGGTGTTCAGCTACGGCGCGGCGTTCAAGACCGAAACGTCGAACGTCTACACCGCCGAGTTCGGCACGGCGCTGCGCACGTTCCAGCAGCGGCGTAATGCCGAGATCCACGAGGGCAAGAAACCCGGCCCCGTGATGAACACCGATGGTGTGCTCGACTGGGCCACCAAGAAACAGCTCGGCATCCTGCCCGAGCAGACCGCCCCGGCACCACCGCCGGTACCGGCCAACCGGGCGGCGGCGCTGGTGTTCCGAGGCACCGGCGGCATCATCGGTCAGGATTACGTGAGCCAGGTCTGCCAGCAGGTCGGCCCGATGGTCGAGGAAATCAACCCCGAGTTCCCCGCCTCGATGGGCGGGCTGCCGCCGGGTGCGCCGAACCTGCCGAGCGCACGCCAGGCCATCGATATCGGCTACCGGTCCGGCGCGGCGTGGATCAAGGCAAACCCCTCGCGCAAGTTCGTGCTCGGCGGCTACAGCCTCGGTGAGATCGTGGTGGCCAAGCTGCTCACCGCGCTCTTCTCGCCGGGCGGCGAGCTCGCGGCGTTCCGCGACAACTACGTGTGCTCGTTCCACATCGGCCCACCGGCCCGCCCGCTCGGCGGTGCGTTCTACGGCGGCACCGCCGCGCCCGGCGTCGGAATCGCGAGCAACAGGCTCGCCACCGACATCTACGCGCAGCTCGGCCCGAGGGCGTGCTATCTGTGCGACCCCGAGGATATGTATGGGTCGATCCCCGTACCCGTCGAGGGCGGCACCGGCGACATCATGGAGACCGTCTACGACATGGTCACGACGCTGGCCCTCAACGACTTCCTGAACACGGCGGCGGCCATGCTGCCGCACATTCTGGAGATCGCACAGGACGCGGGCATTTTCGGGCTGCTCGGCCTCGGCGGCGTCGGACCGGCGACCGGCGGCGGCGGTCTGCTCGGGGGTCTTCTCGGCGGCGGCCTCGGGGGACTGCTCGGCGGCGGCATGGCCAACCCGGCGGCGCTGCTGGCCAACCCGCTTGCGGCCATCCCGCTGCTACTTCCGTTGTTCACCTCGGCGCTGCCCGGTCTCATCGCAGGCGTCGGCGGGCCGGGCACCGGCGGTGCGCTCACTGGACCAGCGGCAGCGGCTCAGGCGGCCATCCTCGGAATGAAATTCCTGTTCGCTGGCACACGCCCGCACATCGAGTACCACATCCGCGAGGTATGGCCCGGTCAGACCTATATCGGTCTCGCCGTGCAGCACGTCCGAGATTGGGTAGGGCGAGAGCTGCCCGCATAGCGGTATAGTGTGCGCGGCGGTCCCTTCGTGGTTGTTGGTACCCAACAGCGAGGCCGGTGTCCTTTGGGGTGGGACACCGGCCTCGACTGCGTTACAGGGCGTTACGCCTTGGCGAGCGACTGCCGCCACTGCTGGTAGAGCGCCTTGTCATCCTCGCTGCCCGCAACGAGGATGAACGGTGCCGACTGATTCGGCTTCTTGACACCCTTGACGATCCGTCCCAGCACCCACGCGATGCCACGGTCGAGGGCCTTTTTGCCCTCACGCGCGAGCGCCTTGTTGAACACCATGATGTCGTCAAGACGCTCGCCGACCTCATACGGCTCGCATTCCTCGACCTCGCCGTCCCGGTTGAGGAAACCGAAGTTGCCGTTGTCCAGCCGAACAGCGGTCTGTGCGTTCGGCGTTCCCGGCTCGGGCACAGTGAGCGGGATGATGTCGAACCGCACGAACTCGGATTCTTTGCCGTCCTTGTCGTGCACGGTGGCCATCGTGCCGTACTCGGTGGGGTGCATGAGCACCAACTGCCCGAGGAAAAACGCGGGCTTGTAACCGCTGACCCCGGTGGGATCGGCGGCGGCGTACGGGTCGGACCCAACGGGCTTGTCCTCACCGACGTTGGTCACGTCGGGGAGGTCGGCGGGGTCGACCTTGCCCTTGCTCGGGGCGGGCGCAGCGGCGGTGGCAGCGCCACCCTTGCCTGAAAACGGGCTACCGGCCATGGTGGTGATCTCCTTTGTGTTTGTGGTGATGGTGGTGTTGTGGACTGCTCTGAGGTCTCAGAGCAGCTTTGCAACCGTGGTCGCAAAGTCAGTGAGGGTGTCGTCCCAGACATCCTGATATTCGGTGTAGACCCGCTCGCCGTCCTCGGCTGACTCGATAGCGGTCAGAGCGAGGCGTGCCTCGGCGTAGCGCACGGACTGCTTGGTCGGTGCGGGCACGGCGTGCCGGGGCACCTCGGTCTTGGCCCGGCTGCGCATACGGCGGGTGGTCGAGGATTCGATGAGCGCCTCGGCACCCCACACCGCATCAATCGTGATCGCCGAGGCTTTCTCGGGGTGATCACTCGGCACGTGCACGAGGATGGCGAACGGGTCGCGCTCGTCGTCAGTCTCGTCGTCGGGGTGCGGGATGCCGATGAGCTTGGGCATACGTTCCCAACCGTCACCGGTAGCGTTGAGCACGTGCGGTGCCCACGAGTACACCCCGCCGATCTGGACTGCGAACGCGAGCCACGAATACTGCATGCTGTCGACCTTGGTGGTCTTGACATCGCCGAGGACGAGCTCTCCGGTCGAGACGATCTGGAAAATTCGGTCGATCTTGCCCGCTGTCGCTTCCTCGCCGAGGTCATTGAGCACGGTGCGTTCGACGTACTCCGGTAGCGCCACCAGACCTCGGTGTGCGAGCACCCGGCGGTAGGCCAGCGCGTGAGGCCGGACCATGTCGGGTAGATCGCGCAGCAGCACCATCCCGAGGTCGAGCGCTTCCAGCCACGCGTGCACGCACTCGCCGAACTCGCGTGCCTCGGCCCCGCCGGTCACGTTGTCGATGGTCTCGATGACCCGGTCGATCTCGCCCACCTTGGTGTGGTTGGCGTAGACATCGCGCAACTCGGCGAGCAGGGCGGCGGCGGTGTAGTCCCCGCCCGGTCCCATCGGTTCGTTGGCCCTGCCGGTGATCTCGCGGTGCACGAGATTGAGCACCGCGCCGACGACGTTGCGGCGGTTCCATTTCGCCAGCCCCGTGGTGTCCTCGAGTGTCTTGGCCACCGTGGTGGCGCGCGGGTACGAGGTCAATCGGCCCGTCTCGGGGTGCGGCAACATGTACTGGTGCCGACCGTTGTATTTCGACGGCGGGCGCGGCGGCTCGGGCGGCAGCGGATAGCGCATCCACTCGGTGTGCCGGGGGTAGAAATCGCCATTCTCATCGATTGCCGTCATGGTGGCTGTCTCCTGTCGTGGTTGTTGGGTTTCGTGCGTCTGCGGGGCTGTGGGGCCGGTCTGCGGGGCGTCGGGGTCGCCGTCCCACGTGAGCACCGAACCGTCCGGCGCGATCACGACGCGGTAGTCTGCGTGCGCCTGCTCGGGGTCGGCGGTCCAGCCGTCGCCGTCGGCGGGCCGAAACCACACCGAGCCGTCTGGCTGCCGCCACGCGGGGAACTGCCGTGCCACGCTCACCACGGTTACGCCTCGATCCTTGTGATGTTGCGGTCGAGGCGGCGGCTGATTTTCACCGTCGAGATCTCGTCGCTGAGCTCGGCCTTGGTCATGGCGTCGGCACCGACAATGCCGAGGCCCCGCGCGAAAGCAATCTGCTTGGCGGTGGCGGGCTGCTTGCGCCGCCATGAGTCTTTCTTGCTCGGCAGCCGTTTACCGCTGTTGACGATCCATGCCTCGGCGGCCTCGCAGGCAGCCTCGAGCCCGATGTAATCCGGCTCGGCGACACCGACCGCGCCGGACCCCGATACCCAACCACCGCGCCCGGTCTTGGTGCTCATGGTGGCCACCGCCCACGAGGTGGCATTGGCGTCGAGCGGACGGTACCCGTCCTTGGGCCACACGAACACGATCTCGTCATCCATGAGCGGGATGAACGGGACACCGAGGGTGGTCTCGCACCACGTCACATCGCTGCCGGACAGCAGATCAATCACGACCATCTCGACCGGTCCCTGCCGAACGAGCTTGGGTGTCGGGTCGCTTCCCTCGCCGGGCAGCTCGTCGTCGGGTTCGATCTCGATGACCGAGCCGTCCTCGGTGACCTCGGCGGCGTCGACACCGGGCACGAGTTGCGTGAGGTTGACGAGTTTCATCGAGCGCGATGACCCGGCGAGGTCGAGCACGAGGGCATCCTGCTTGCCGTCGTACAGACGCAGCGCGCGACCGATCATCTGCGAGTACAGGTTGCGGCTGCGGGTGGGCCGGGCCAGCACGACGCAGTCACACATCGGGAAATCGGCACCCTCGGTGAGCACCTGCACAGTGACCAGCGCCTTGGCGGTGCCGTTGCGGTACGCCTCGTATACGGGCTGGCGCTCGGCGTAGCTCATCGAGCCGGTGACGGCGACGGCGGGGAAATCGGCGGCGGTCAGTGCGTCGGCGATGTGGTGGGCGGCGTCGACCGACGCAGCGAAGATGATGGGGCGGCGGTCGGCGGCGTGCAGCTTGATCGCGTCGACCACGTACTCGGTGGCCGCTTCCATGACCTCGGCGAGGTCGGACTGCTGAAAGTCACCGGCGACGGTGCGTACGTCATCGAGGGCGTTGAGGTTCTTGATGCGGACGGTCAGACCGCGCGGGCGCACGAGGTAGCCAGAGTCGATGGCCCAGAGAATGTCTTTCTCGTAGACGACTTTCTCGATCACGTCGCCGAGGCCGACCGGGCTTTTGCCCTTGTCGTCGCGACGCATCGTGGCGGTGAATCCTGCGAACAGTGCGTCGGTGTATCCGCCGAGCTCTGTGAACGTCGTGTGGAAACCCTCGGCCCCGGCGTGATGCACCTCGTCCCAGAGGATGCGGCGACGGAAACCGACAGCCTCGCGGCGGTGCGCGGTGGCCAACGTCTGCAAGGTCGCGACCACGATGGGCGCGCTGTGGTCATCCATTTCGGCGCGCACGATGCCGACGTGGCTGCGCGGGATCGAGGGGTCGACCTCGAAAATGGTGCCCGCCATCTGGTCGATGAGCTCACCACGGTGAGCGACCATGAGGACGGGCTCGCGGTTCTGGTATCCGTTGACGGCAGTGCGACCGATGACCGTCGACTTGCCGGTGCCGGTGGGGAGAACGACACCCACGCGGGTCACGCCTTGCGACCAGTGAGACTCGATGGCCTCGACTGCCTCGCGCTGGTACGGGCGCAATTCCCGAGGCGCTGGTGATGTCATGTGAGGTGCTTTCGTGTGGTGTTGGTGTGTTGCTGGTGTGGTGTTGGTGTGTTGCTGGTGTGGTGTTGGTGTGGTGTCCGGCTGACCTGAGCGGGCTTGGGTTTCACTCAGGTCAGCCGGTCCATCAGAACTTACCCGAACTGTTCGGGGTTGTCTACCCGTCGTCGGTGAGTTCGGTGTTCTCGATCCTCGTGCGGTCGTATGTCTGGCGCTCGGCGGTGTCGGCCTGTTCCTCGGGACGGGTGCCGTGTGCGAGCCAGAACTCGCGAGCTGCCCGTGCGTAATTCGCGCGCATGAGCTCGGCACCCTGCAACTTGGTGCTCGCGCCGACAACGCGCGACCCGTCGATGACCACGTAAATGTCGGTCACGACGCACCCGCCTTGATCCGCTCGGCTTTCTCTTCCATGAGCTTGGCCAGCGTCGACAGCGGCATACGTGTCCACACGGTGGCGGCGACTTTGAACTCTCGCCGGTCATCGGTCAACTGCCGGTCAGGGTCGCCGCCCGAGTAGGCCCACACGCAGTTGTCACCCCGGCGATACCGCGTGTAGTAGACCGTGCCACCCCACCCCCGATCATCGAGGAACAGCTCGGGCGACAGACCGAACATGTAGCTGCCGAGGTTGGGCACCTGCTTGATCGCGTCGAACACCTTGTTGGCGTCGGACTCGCGGTCAGCCTTGGTGCGCCGCGACGGGACGAGCAGGTGGCTCTTGCTGTCGACGCGCCACCCGGTGGGCGGGGGACGGTGGTCGGGATGGCCGGACCAATACGTCATTTCGCGCGGCGGGGTGAAACCGCTGATCACCGAGCGCGTGCCGTGCGACCACATCATGGCGTCCTCGGCCCCGGTGCCGCCGAACGTGTCGCGAACGAACGCATCGACACGGTCGCGGTGCGCCTCATAGTCCGACTCCCACCGGTCGTATGCCTCGATGATCTCGGGGTCGGTGCTGATCCACCACGCTGCGGGCAGCGCACCCGTGCTCGGGACACCGTCGCCGATGAGCTGCCGGGCGGTGTCGAGGTCGACGGCGGTCATCCGAGCCACCCCGGCTCGTCGTGGAGCACTGTGGCGTCGGTGACCGGGTAGACCTCGATGCCCTTGCTACGTCGAGGCACCACGTATCCACCGTCGCACGAGGTGGACGCGTAGTACCGCCCGCCATAGGTCGTGCACGTGAACGGTTTGTAGTAGCTCGGCGACCAGAACTCGCGGTAGCGCGTCCACGATCCATCGGCCCGGCGCGGCGTGTCGCACAGGGTGCGGGTGTTCGATCCCCACAAGATCCACAGATCAGTCTTGCAACCGGCGATCTCGTCAGCCGAGGCGGCGGGCGCGGTGGCCAGGGCACCGGCTGCCGTCATCGCGACGGCAGCCAGTGCGGCCTTGAGACGGCGGCTCACCACGGGTCGGTGGTTTCGACGTGGTGACGACCGCCACCGCAGCGGACATCGCAGCGCTTGACGGTCTTGAGCCCGTCCTCGGTCATGACTTTCTTGGGGGTGCCGTCCTCGTTGTAGACGGGCACCCACACCGCCGAGCCGCCGTTGCCGGACGCACACGCGTGCTTGTAGATCTGGCCCTTGCCGAAACCGTGGTTGTCGCACATCTTGGGCGCGGCGTCGGCGATCCCGGCGGGCGCGAGCGCCACACCGAGCGCGGCAGCAGCCGCGATGATCAGGGTCTTCATGGTTGGTCTCCTTTGTGGTTGTTGGTGGTTGGTGCTGCTGGTGATGAACTTACCCGCATGTGTCGGGTAAGTCAACTAGTCCCCGTCGATCACCTCGGCGGCAGCCAACGTGCGAGCCTGTTCGATCCCGACCTGACCGGGGATGTAGCGGCTGCCCGAGGCGGTGCCGGTGAGCGTCTCAATGAGGTTGAACCGCAGACCCATATCCACCGCACGCTGAATGTGCAGCTTCCAGTATGCGGCGCTGTCCCGACGGCTGCGGGCATACGCGTCGGCCTGCACGGCGGTGAGGATCTCCGCGCGCGTGGCACCCTGTGTCGGCAGATCGTTGACGAACTGCCGGATGCGCACGGCGGTCTCGATGACAGCCTCGGGGCGGGGTCGAGCGAGCACAATTTCTCCCTGCATCGGGTCGACGCTGCCGTTGGGGCCGGTGATCAGCGGGGCCTTGATCCCGGCGTCCTCGTCCTCGTAGCTGACCATCATCAGTGCGATGGCTTCCTCGAGTGCCTCGGCGTTCTTCTGCTTGGTGGTCATGACTTCCATCGGGCGGCCCGGCAGGCGTCCATCGATCATCGCCGACTCGGTGTCCCACGTCGCCGCCCGCACCACGAGCTCGCTGTCGAGGGCACCGTTGAGCGCCGACGATCCTCGACCCTGATCGGTGTGCGCCTTACTCGTGTGGTGCACTACGCACACACCAGCGCCGGTGAGCTCACGTAGCTTGTCGTAGCGCCGGACCGCGACACCGACATCGGTGGCGCTGTTCTCTTCAAGACCCGACGACTGACGCGCGAACGTATCGAAGACTACGAGGCCGATCTCGTGCCGGGCGATGTACGCGGCCAGGTCACCCCATGCCTCGTTGCTGGCCTTGATCAGGATGATCGAGTCGCCGAGCATCAGATCGTTGCCAAGGTCGACATCGTGATTGGCTTCCCACGCGCGCAACCGTTGCACAGCACCGGCGAGACCCTCACCGGGCAGATACAGCACCTTGGTCTTGAGGGTGCGGCGGCCCTGCCACCGCTTGCCCACCGCGATGTGGCAGGCCATGTCGAGCACCACCGACGACTTACCGATGCCGGGCGGCCCGATGATCGAGGTCAGACCACCGTGCTCAAGCAGACCCTCGATGACGTACTCGGGCGGCGGCATATCGCGCCAATGCGAGAACGGGGCGATGCGCGGCACACCGCTGTGCGGACTGTCGTAGACATCGGGGTCGGTCTGCTCGGGGTCGGCGGCGGCGTACGGCGATGGTTCGTCGGCGGGCTCGGCCTTGCCGAAATCGGCAGGCAGATCGCTGAGGTCGTCGGCGTAGCTCGTCGGCGTCGGGCACGGCTCAGGACCGGCGGTGTGCGCGGTGTTGCACGAGGCGTCGTGCGCGTAGGTGGCGGGCGCGGGCTCGGCGAGGTGCTCGTCTCCCTCGCTGCCGCCCTCGGGCATGTGCCACATGTCGCCGTCGGCGTCGACCACGAACGCACCTGCCTCGGTGTCGCACACCGGGCAGAACGGTGTCTCGTCGGGCGTCGAGGTCGTCTCAGGTTCAGGCGCGGCGGGCAGCTCGAAATCTCCGTCTCCGGTCATCGCGTGATCGGGGTCGACCTGCTTGGGTGCGATGTCGGGGTCGACCTCGACTGCCAGATCCGGCGTCAGCCCGATCTCGTCCATGGCCTTGCCGATGTTGCCCTCGTAGTCGATGAGCGCGACGGCTTGCAACTTGCTGAGGGTCTTGGTGCCCTTGTCGGAGATCCACGCCTCAAACGGCTCGCCGGGGTTGTCAGTCCAGATGTGCAGCGGTGCGTTGACCTCGGTGTAGCGGCCCAATGCGCAGCCCGTGTCGTGTGCGGTGGCGCTCTTGGGTGAGGCGTGGACACCGGGCGCGGTCCAGACCGGGCATCCACACGCATCGGCGCGCGGTGCGGGGGTCCAACCGAGCGGCTCAAGGATCGCTGACCACGGGGTGGCCTCGGCCCACCCGTCGATGGCCTCGCTGAGCTCACCGTCCTCGCTATCGCGGTGCGCACGCTCGGTGCGCTCGGCCCGGCGCGCGGCGGCCTCACGGATCGCGTCGAGCAGCCACGGTGCGTCGGTGATCGGGTAGTCGCGACCGACGACCTCGTAAGCACCCTCGGGGCGGGTCGACGGCGGGATGAGCACATAGCGCTTGTCCCACAGGACTGCGAAACCGTCCTCGCCGCCCCACGTCATCGCGCCGAGGTTGCGCGGCAGCGTCGGAATGATCTCGTCGGGCACGGTGAAGTAGAAATGCCCGCCGTCGCTGTGTGCCCACGAGCTCGGATCGGCAAGGTCGCCGTCCTTGCCCGCGTGGCCGGGCGTCACCACGGTGGGCGGTGGCACGTCGTCAATGCCGATGTCCTCGGGCAGTGCGGCCTCGTAGAACCTCTGTAGCTGGGCGGCAGTGTCGCAGTCGACCACGACCAGCGCCGAGCCGCCGACCTCGACGGCGACGTTGACCGGCACACCCTCGGGGTACCGCTCGGCGTACAGGGTCAGGTACCGCTTCAAATAGCGGTCGAGCACTGTCTTGTCTGAGGTGGCCAGCGTGAGACCGGCTGGCGATTTGACTCGCGCCCAGTCCCGTCTACCCGCCTCACGCGCGGCTTCCTGCGCCGCCTTGTCGTCAGCTTTCTTCTTCTGCGGGGTGCGCAGGTCGACGGGTGCCTTGGAATCGGGCGCGATGAACATGATCGACAGCCCAATATCGGCGGCCTGACGCACAAATGCGCGCACCGCCTCGGGGTCGCGGTTGTCGATGCCAGCGCCGAGGATGGCGGTGATGGGGGTTGATCCGAGCACGTTTGGTTCCTGTTCGTTTCGTGGTTGTTGGTGTGCGGAATGGCGAGCGTAGCGGGTCATTTCGAGCCCGTCGAGGCACCGCTATGGGTGGGGTGCGACGACTCGATCGGGCCCTACATCTAGGGGATCTCGCCGGTATCAGTCATGGCCACCCGCCTTGTGCCGGATCATGACCCCGGCCCCGAGCGCGATGTACGCGACCGCGTCGACCCACGAGTCGTGATGGTCCGGTGTCTCGCGCAGCCGTGCGATCTTGAGCGTGGCGAGGCAGAGCGCGACCTGCTCGGCGGTCACCTCGGTGCCCAGGATCGCCGACCACATCGAGGCGGTCACCCCGAAATTGTCGGCGGCGTCGCCGTAGGAGGCCTGCCTCGGCCCGTTGAACAGTCCGATGGCCTCGCGGGCGATGTCCTCGGCAAGCTGCCCGGTGGGCGGGATCTCGGGTCGCTCGGGCGCACCCTTGAGCGACGCTCGCAGCGCCTCGCTCTCGGCCATGCGCTCGGGTGCGCCCTTGACGGCGATCTGCGGCGGGGTACCGATGCCGACGGTGCCCGGTTTGGGCCGCTCGACGGGCACCTCGGTGGGCTGCGTCCCCCGTATGGTGTGGAGCTCGTCGGCGCAGCGGCACGCACGATCTCCGGTCTTGTGCGGGCATCCGTGCATCGGGCAGTATCCGCCCACATCACACGTGCACGGTTTGATGGTCATACCTTCAGCCATTGCGATCCCATATCTGCTCGGTCGGTGCGCAGCACCGGGGTGCGTTCGGCCCACCTGATCAGGAACTCAGGCGGGGTGGACATGATCTCTTGGACCTCGGCGGCCACGGGAGTGGACACCACAACCTCGTCGTGCATGGCGAGGTAGAGCTCATCAGTCATTCCGCGCCGGTACATCTCCACGATGGTGTTCGCGAGCACGTCATAGGCGCTGCCCTGAACCGTGTAGTTGACCGCCTTGAAAATCCCACCCTCGTCAACCGGCAGGATGCGGCCACCGGCGGTGATCACTCGACCGAACTGGGCGGCGACTTCCTCGACCTTGACCATCCATTTCGCCGAGCGTTTCATCGCAGCGAACATCTGCCGTTTGATCTGCGCAGTCGACTCTTCGGTGTGCCCGATGAGAGCGGCGAGCTTGGCGATGCCCGAGCCGTACATCGAGCTCAGAAGCACCACCTTGGATGTCGGGCGGTCGATCCCGGCGGCCAGCATGATCGGTCCATAGAGATCCTCCCCGGCCTCGTAGGCGGCGAGGAAATCGATGTCGCGCGCCATGTTGGCCATCGTGACCGGCTCGATCTGAGACCAGTCAATCGAGGTGAGACCGTCGCCGTCGTCGCACAGGATCGGACGGGCGTCCTTGGGGAACTGCTGCAACTCGGGGCTGCCGTAGCTCATGCGGCCCGTCGCGCTGGCCCCGAGGGTGGCCACCTGAGGGTGGCACCGACCGGTGACGGCGGCCTGAGTGCTGACCTTGCTGAGGTAGCCGAGGGTCTTCTCAATGTTGGCCAGCGAGAGTTGCGCTTTGGCCAGCGGATTGACCGTGGCGAGCGCCTCGAGATCGGCCTTGGTGGCGCGCAGCGCACCCTTGGGAGTGCGCGGCCACGGCTGCGGCAGCTCACCCCGCTCGGCGAGATACTGGACCAGCTTGGCACCCTTGCCGGTCCCACCGTCGAGACCGTGAGCGGCGAGGTCGGCGGTGTAGATCGCCTGCTCGTCGGCGACCTGATTGAGGTAGCGGTCCAGATATTCGCGGTCGACGTTGATGCCGAGCGCCGAGCGCCACAACATCATGCGGTGCACGATTTCCTGCGTGTCGAGGATGGCCTCGGCCTCGGCCACCGAGGTGGCCCCGTACACCTCAAACGGATGGTCCAAGGTCCACTCGATGGCCCTGCGGCGCATGACCGGCTCAAGGGCCAGGGTGGCCACGGTATCGGCCATGGCACCCTGCCGGTAGATCGGACTGTCGATGTCCATGCCCTCGTACCCGGCCTGCTGTGTCTTGTACCCGGCGGCCTTGAATGCGCGCTCCATGCCGCCCTTGAACTCCGACAGCCCGAGATAGCGGATGGCCAGTGCGGTGAGGGTCTTGGCTTGACCATACGGCGGCGGCTCGGGCAGCGCGAACCTCGCGAGCACGACCGTGTCCACGATGCGTTTCTTGATCACCTCACCGGTCATCAGCCCGGCGTGGAACAGCGGAGGGATGTCGAACGGCGCGTTGTGCAGGATCACCGGCCCGGCCAGCGCGTACATCTCGGCGACGAGCGCGGCGTGCTGTTCGTCGCGGCGGGGGTCGAGCAGAATCGAGTGCACGCGGCCCGAGTCGGGCTGAGCCCACGCCATCGTCACGCAATTGATCGTGAACGAGTTGTCGAGACCGGGGGTCTCGATGTCGGTGGCCAGCGCGATGGTGTTCGCCGGTCCCCGCTCGGCCTGCCGGACGAACTCGGCACCGAAACGCACCGCGTGCTCGCCGGTGTGCATGCGGGCACCGAGCAGCGGATCGGACCACGAGCGTGAAGGCACCCGCACAGGGGCGTCGATGATGTCGGTCATGCTGTGGCACCGCCCTGTAGCCATGTGACGAACGTGTCGGCGAGCTCGGTGACGAGATCAGCGGAGACACGTGAGTTGATGGCGTCGGCGGCCCGCACGCGGGCGGCGGCGTCGAGGGCGGCCATACGCACCGACACCGGCGGTTGGGCAGGCGGTGTCGACGGGGTGACGACACGGTCGTCGTTGCCCGGCCCGATGCGCACGACGCGCGCCGGGTAGTTGATCCCGGCCTGCTCGGGGGTGAGCGGTTGCCACCCGCCCGGCGAGATCCACACGACGCGCTCGCACAGGCACTCGTTGAACTTGCACGCGATGGCATGCGTTTCCGCACCCTCGACCTCGCTGCGCACGTAGGCCACCGCCGTGCTGGTCTCGTCGCCGACGATGCGCTGCCACTCGATGATCGTGCCGTCGGGCAGCGACTCAAGGTGGTCTTTGTCCCAGATCTCAAGCATCGCGGGCCTCGGTGATGCCGGGATGGTCCGGCGTCGATTTGGCGGTCATGGTTCGGTTCCTTTCTGTGGTTGTTGGTTGTCGGGGTCTCGGGTCACCACGTGATCCCGCATTCACACTCGTGCGTTCGCCGGGCAATGTGCCCGTCGGTCATCACGCACACGTGGTGCTCGCCGGTGATGTCGCACCACTGCTCGTCGCCGTCGAACACGTCGTCGGCGAGGTCTTGGCATATCTCGCGGGCCATCACGGCACCTCGATTGTCGGTGTCGAGGCGGGGTCGACCGGCCACGGGTCCACGAGCACACCGTCGATGTAGAGACCGGGCGCGTAGCCGTCGACGTTGAGCGGCCCGCAGATGTGGTTGCCGTGGTAGCGGCAATCGAACGTGGGGTCGTCCTCGGGTGTCGGGGCGGGGTCGGCGGGCCACATCGCGAACTGCTTGGTGGCCGCAGTCTCGGTGACCGACAGACCGGGGCGAGGGACCGAGACATCGTCGGGCAGCGCGGTGAGCACCAGCGCCGCGCCGACGGTCACGCCTAGCGCGGCCCCGGCGGCGACCCCGGCCAGGAAGGCCGAGCGAATGCGTGGGTCGGTGAACATGGGGTGGATCTCCCTTGTGATCGGTGCGGCGGGGCGGTCCCGCCGTGGGTTACCAAGATATACCCCGCCGCACTGGCTCACGTCAATACTTGCCCGACATATGGAGGTGTTCTCATCTACCGCCGGGTGCTCGGCCCTCACGGTGGCCGGTCGAGGCCCACCGCTGGCCCCGCTGCGCTTGGTAGAGCATGGCGAGCTGCCGGGCGGTCTCGGGCGGGATGGTGGCCATGATCGAGCCGAACACCGTGCGCTGGTCGTAGTCGCCGAGCGGGCCGGGGTCGGTGGCACCGGATGGCCGGGTCATGAGTTCCTCGACCATCGCGCAGAACGGGCCGAACGTGTTGGCGTGCTGGGGCCGGGCGGCGGCGTAGCCGAGTGCGAACGCGAGCACCGAGGTGGGCGCTTGCGACAACGGGGTCGAGGCGGCGTTGCGCAGCCGGGGTCCGGTGGGGGCGGGGAGGTTGTTGGTCATGATCCGACGGTAGGTGACCGATGTCGGGTAAGTCGAGCGGGAACGAACATATGCATGTATGCGCATGTCATATCCCCACCCTCACGCGCGCGTGCGCGCGACAGCGTACCGGCTGAACACCCGTTTTGTCAAGGGTCAATTTCAAGATCAATTACCACTACATGGTCCCTCGACCATGGGCTTGACAAGGTGGGTAGGATCAAAGCCAGCAAGCTTGGCGTTTTCCTAAACCCCCCGTGTCCCCGCCCTCGATGGCCTCGGTGACCACGTGATGGATGAGTGGGTGAAAACGCGTAATCGACTCAATGCAATGTCAACCGCATTGACATGCCGCACTCGCAAAAGCGCCTCTGGGCGCTACTTTGCTCGCGGTACGTCGGCGCGCCCGACCGAGCTGCCGTCAGATACGCAGTGTGTTGCAAGATATACTTTTATTGGGTACGGTCCGACTCATGGGAACGAAAACGTCACCGGTGAGACTCGATATGGACCTCGATGAGTTCACCGGACATGTGAATGATCTGCTCGGGTACGACACGCAGCTTGGCGAGAACATCCGCATATGGCGGCGTAGTCGCAATGTCATCAACACGCTCGGCAGCGGCAGCGCGTTCGCCAAGGAACTCAACGCCGCTATGGATGCGGCGGTGGGCAGCGTCGGGGTCGCCGAGGGTCTGTGCCATGGAACGAACAAACGGGTGTACCGCAGACACATGGCGGCGCACACCAAGACCGTGGTGCGCAGCGAGGCGGTGAAGAAGCGGTGCCCCGAGCTGTGGCTCGCCGCACGCAAACCCAGCTTTCGCATGGGGTGCGACACCAAGACCGCACCGGTGGCGGTGCCTAAGATCCGGCCCGGCTATGTCGGCAAGCTCATCGAGGCCAAGACCGAGGCGGCGCAGCGGCTCAAGTACGCGCGCGAGCACGAGCTGCGCGTCAAGGACCACCTCTACACCACGACGTTCGGTATCGAGGCTGAGGATGGGTGGACCGGAAACCCTCCGTATGCGCTCAGCGACGGGTGGGTGATCGGGTGGACCAAGACGCAGCGTTACAGCGAGGCGCTCGCGAAAGAAAAGGCACCCGAGTTCGGTGTCGACCTCACCGAGATCACTGAGTATGTGACCGTCCCGCCTCGGGTGTTCTACGTGGTCGGCGACCTCACCGGCACCGAGGGCAGCCTTGAGGATTACGAGGGAGATGGCTACGCAGACTGAGCAGTGAGGCGGTGGCTCGGTGCCCTTGTGGCCCGCCTGAGCAATTCTGGTATATCTTCCTAACCATGAGCGCACCGAGCCGACACACACGCAGACAGCCCGCCCGTGGACGCCCGGCGGGAGAGGTTCCCAACGTGCTGTGGCCCATCCGAGGGCCGATCACCATCCGGCAGCGCATGAAGATCGCATGTGCCGAGGAAGGGCTCACCTACGCGGGGCTGATCGAGAAGTTTCTAGACGAGCGCGACGAGAAGATCCGGCGGCAGCTTGCCGCACAAAAATCCCCACTACATCGTCCGAAACGAGAGATATGACCATGACCGAGCTCAACGGCATGACCGACGACGAGCTACGTGCCCGTCTCGGCCTTACGCCAGTCGACCGCCCTCAGACCATGGAAGAGCGCATAGAGGCCCACGTGGTGCGCGCGATGCCCGAGCCCGAGGACTGCGGCGTGTGCGACGGCAAAGGGTGCGGTGACTGCTATGCATGAGGCGCTGCCGTTGCGAGGACAATCGAGCACATGACCGACACCCCTCAGACCGACACCGACGAGGTCGACACCGAGTTCGCCGAGCTCGTCGCAGCCAGCATCGAGGAACGACGGGGCCGGGTGCTGCTCATGCGTTTGGCCGGATCGACGTTCAAGACCATTGCTCAGGCGGTGGGCGTGTCCATCGGCACCGTGCGCAAGGACTACGACATCGCGCTCGCGGCCCACCTCGATGACCCGCCCGACATGATGATCGCCCGGCAGCGCGCGGTGATCACCGACATCATGCGTGCCAACTACCCGTCCATGCTCAACGGCGACAAAGAGGCTGCGCAGACCATCCTCAAGGCGCTCGACCGCGAGGCCAAACTGTTCGGCCTCGACGCACCCACACGTGTGCTCGCTCAGGTCAACAACGACGATTTCGCCGTCGAGGCGGCGCGATTGATCGAGCACATCCAAAAGATCGACCCCAACGAACTCAAGGAGCTGGCCCGTGCCGGACAACCCCAACAACCACGACCCCAAGATCGTCCCGCTGCGCAGGACACCGCCGACGAGCCACTCGATGTCGAGCTCGCCGAGGACGGTGCTCAAGGGCCTGAGCGAGATCCTGCGGGATCTGTCGACACGGATACTTCCGAGCCCGATGTCGAGCCCGCTGCCGCCGAGCCCGCCGCCGAGCCCGATGACGACTACGACGATTGGTCCAACCTCGATGACGACGACATTGCCTGAGACCGGCCCGCTCATCAAGCACACCGCCGTGCTCAGCGAGCGCCACCTCGTGGTGGTCGAGCTGCCCGGTCGTCGGCACGATGTGCTGCCCTCAGAGTTCCCCGAGATCGTCAGTGCGTGCGAACGGCGGGCGCACGCGTGGGCCGAGGCGCACGGGCTTGAGCTCGGCGGCCTCGGGGTCTACTCGTCGGCGTCCTGCGAGGGCAAACCGGCGTGTGTCGGGGTCTCATTCGAGGTCGTGGTCGGCAAAGGCGAGATCGACGCGGACCAGTCCCCGGCAGGACACCTCGACCGGTGGCGGTGGTCGGGCGGTCGTCTCGACTGGTGGCGCAACGTGTTCAACCGCAATGACCAGCGCGAGGGCCGAAAGCTCGTCGCGCGCGAGGAAGGCGACAACATCGTCGCGTTCCCGAGGCTGGCCAATGTCGATTGGGTCCGCGCCGCGCCCGGCGGTGCGGGCGGTAGTGGCGCGAGCGGGCACACCGGGCAGAAGTCGAGCCAGGTCTCGTATCACGCTGTGGTGGATGACCGGAACATCGGCGAGCTCGACCGGCCCGAGGACGGTGCCCAGTGAGCGGCGACCTCGACCGGCAGCGCATGTGGAACAACGGGCATACCGACGACGAGGTGATCGAGGGCACCGGCGCGGTGTTCGATGCCACGGTGCTCTACGGCCAGACCGACGACGTTGACGAGCACCTCGCCGACGCGGTCGAGGCCGGGCAGCTCTCCGGTGACCCGGCGGCGGTCGACGCGCGCGACGAGCGCACGTTCCTCGCCTCGATGCGCGACAACACTGACGTGACCGTGCGGACCCTCGGTGTGCTCGGCGTGTGGCTGCTCGACAACGGTGTGGCGCACCCGTACCGGGGCGCGCGTGCGTTGCTCGCCGAGCTCGCCGAGTACGACCTACAGACGGTCATCGGTGCCGACCTCGACACGTTCATCGGTGAGATCCATCGGCTACGGGACGAGCGTGGCGGCACCGCATAACTCGCCGTTTCGGGACCGGTTCGGGCGCTACTGCGGCCCCTTGAAGATCAAGACCGCAGCGGTGCTCGATCCGGCCCCGTACGACGACCTCGACCATTGCATCGGCTGCCACCGGCATGCCGTCGACGGGCACGAGCACGGCTGCCCGTACCGGGGCGCGTGGGATTGAGTTCCCCGCCCTCGGCGGGCAACGGGCCTATGCTGTGGCCATGACCACCGAGCCGGTTACCGCCCCGCACATGATCGAGCACCGCGTACGTCTGACCCGTGACGAGGCGGCAGCGGTCGCCGCTGGCACCTACGTGCCCGGCACGGTGCCCGTCCACGGTGCGCCCACCGTCATCGACAAGCGCGCGCAGAACGCAGCCCGCAAGCAGGCCGAGCGTGACGCTCAGGCGGCGTGGGTGCGGCAGGCGGCGGGCACGATGTGGTGGTCGGCGCAACGCGTCAACTCACCGGCCCGGCGCGAGAAGATCCTCGCCAAGCGGGCCGAGCTCATCACCGCCGCACTGGCCAAGGGCCTCGACCTCGGCGGGCTGACTGTCTGACATGACCGACACGCTAGACCGCGACGACCTCGACAGCGACATCGAGGCGGCCCCGTTGCCCGCGTGGCAGCCCGACCACAGCCTCGTGCCCGCCATCCTCGCCGGATCTCCGGTGACCATGAAGCAACTCAGGCCGCCGGATCGTGCGTGGGCGGTGGCGGTGCTGCGGCGCATGGGCTACACCGCCGAGCTCATCGCCGATTGGCTGTCATGCTCGCTGCGACTGGTGCACACCATCAGTGCCGACAGCGCGGTGCTCGTGCAGCTCTACCTCGACCACACCGAGACCACCGGCAACGAACATCGCATGCTCGCCAGCGAGGTGGCCCGGCTCGCCGAGGCTCTCGCCGATGCCGAGGCCGCCGCCGAGCGATACCGGCAGCAGCGTGACCGGCTGATCGCCGTCGGCAGCTCCGACAAATCGACGTTCCCGTGCGGATGCCCGCGCACCCGGTACAACACCTACGTTGCGCCCAAGACCGGTAAGGCAGGGTGTCGGCACCACCGCACGCTTGCTGTTGCCCGACATCGGGCGCGTAAACGGCAGGCCACGGGGGTAGCCTCAGGCCATGGCCAGGACAGCATCGAGGGCGCGGGGCACCCGTAGCCGACTAGGCCGAGGGTCTGCCAGGATCGCACGGTCACGCCAGCGCGGCACGATCTCGATGTCGGCGGCGACCGGCGGCGTCGGACAGTTCGCGAAACGGGGTGGCCGCCGGGGCGGCGGCTACCGGGGGTTCAAGAGCAAGAAACAATGGCGGTGGGCGTGGGCCACCAAGCAGCCGTGGGCGCGCAAGAAGGCCCACGAGACCAAGGGCGGCAAGGTGGTGCGCTATCGGCGGCTGCCCGAGTCCAAGCACTCGGGCCACCGGGGTCGGCGCGGTCCGTCCCGTAAGGGTTGACCGCCATCTGGTCATTACCGGTCATTACAAACGAGAAAACCCCGCCGGGGCGCTCGGCGGGGTTTCTCTGTGTCTCAGACGGTGACCACGTCCTCGAGGCGGGTGAGGTATCCCTCGGCCCAGACGATGGTGGTGCAGATGTACGGGCCGCCCCACGAGGCGGGGCGCTCACGACGACGGCGGTCGAACTCGGCGACGGTGTAGGTCCGGCCCTCGTGGGTGAGGGTGTCACCGACCTTGAGGTCGGCGGCGGCGGCGCGAACGGTGGCGTCAAAGCTCATCATGATCGTTCTTCTCTCTGTAGTTGTGTGGTGGCGGGTCTCCCGCCCGACAAGAACTAACTTACCCGCCTATGTCGGGATTGTCAAGTCAAGCCATCCTCGGCGCTGCCATGCGGCGCGGGCACCGCCGACGGCGACGAGGATGCCGTTGCGGGTCTCGCGGGTCTGTCCCGAGGTGTTGTGCTGCCACAGCACGAACGTCTGTCCGGCCTCGACGTACTCGGCGACGGCGGTGAACTCGGGCACCCAATTGTAGTGCTTGGGGGCGGGGCGGTAGCCGAGCAGTTTCTTGGCGCACTCGACACCGGCGCGGCTGCCGTCGTTCATCACGCAGATCCACCGCAGCCCGGTGCGACCGCAGGCCGGGCATTCGCCGGTGCCCTCGTGGTCCTCGACCTTGACGAGTTCGAGCTTGGCGGCGGCGGTGTTCGCGTTCATGTGGACAACAATACCGTAAAAGTCGGTATTGTCAAGCCCGCCCGTCGACAGGATCTCGCGCAACGAAAAACCCCGCCGGGGCGCTCGGCGGGGTTTTCGGTTTAGGCGAAGTAGGCGTCAATCTCGGCGTTGAGGTCATCGAGGGTGTGGATGCCGTCGGCGGCGAGCTCGGCCTCAAGGCGGCGGCGGTTCTCGATGGCGGCGGCGCGGGCGTTGCGGGCGACGAAATCGTTGAGGTGGGCCATTTCGATCTTCTCTCTGTAGTTGTTTGGCGGGTCTCCCGCCTGACAAGAACTAACTTACCCGCCTATGTCGGTATTGTCAAGTCCTGGCAACTCAACATCGACAATCGTGACGTGACCAGCGGAAACGCACTGCTTGCGGATGAGTGCCTGCTGCCGGTTGATCGTGTCGCGCCACTCTTGGAAGCGGGCAGCTCGCGCGTCACGGACACCCTCGACCGTGTCGTCACGGGCGGCCCCGCTGGCAATCTTGATCGACGGGGTGATCCGGTAGTCGAGCCATTTATCTGAGGCGGCCTGACACGCCGCGCACAGCTTCACCGCTCGCCCCTGAGATCCGCCTCGTCCTCGGGGTGGCGGTTGTCGCGCGCACGGCGTCGGTCGATGTGGGCCAGCAGCACCCGCGTGAGCGGGTACAGGGCACCGGCGACGCTGCCGACGAGTGCCACGGTGCCGACATCGGCGAGGTCGGGCCACATTAGGGCACCGCCTCGAAAATGACGTTGACCTTCGCGCCCGGCGACAACGTGCGCACGTACGGCACCCCGTCGTGGGTGTGCCCGGCAAGGTAGGTCATGCCGTCGACATCGGTACCGCACCACTCGACCACGAGGTAGGCGCGGTGGCGGTGCGGGATATCGACCCACTCGCCCACGGTCACGGTGTCGGCGCGGCGGCTCACCCCGCTCACGCTGCTCAGATCACCCATTGGTCACCTCGACCGTTCGGCGCTTCCTGAGTTCTTCTACGCGTTGCAGTGCCCGCGTAGCGGCGGCCTCGGCCTCGGCGATCTCGGCGTTGAGGGCGTCCTGTTCGGCGGCGATCACCGCGCACACGAGCTCGTCGGTGTCGCTGAACATCCGCTCATCGAGCTCGATCTCGACGCGGATGAGCGTTCTCGGCTGCCCGCTGTAGTTGGTGGTCGGCCCGCAGAAGTCCCGCTCGTAGCGTTCTCCCTTACGGTCGACGGTGCGCAGCACCTCGACCTCGACGTGGTCGACGGCATGATCGTTGATGTGCTCGTGGAGCACCGAGGCGACGAGCATGCGCACGTTCTGGTCTCGGGCGGTGTGGTTGTTGAATTTCATGGTCGCTAAATTACCCTCACTTGTCGGGGAACACAACGGTGTTTCAGGCAGCTCGCCGCTTGGCCGCGAGAATGGCCGCCGTCCGGCGCTGGCCTTGGCGGCACGAGCACAGCAGGCAGTGCGGGGCGATGTTGTCGCGCGTGTAGCGCCCGCCGTCCTCGCCGGGCACGATCCGGTCGGCTATGAGGTCTTCAAACTCACACAGCACTCCGCATTCCCAGCACGGCACGGTCTCGCCGTCACCACCCCACGCGGCCTCGGGCGAGAGCAGCCACAGCTTGCGGGCGCGGCGCGCGTAGCTCGATCCTCGCTCGGCGCTATTGCACCGGCCATTGGTGCTGCTCATGCGATCTGTCGGCGGCAGCGGGCGCAGACCTCGACGTGGCGGCCAGCGCGGGTGATGACGACGGTGGTGATGTGTGGGCACTTGCCCGGCGCGATAGGTCGGCTCATGCGAATCTCACCACCACAACGGCATCGGTGTTGTCGATGTCGAGTGAGGCCACCGGTGACTCGATGTCAACGACGGGACACTGACCGTAGTCCCCGCCGAGCCACACATCGATCTCAGCGTCGGGGTATTGCTCGGCGAGCGCGGTGAGCTTGGCGGCGGCGTCGGAGAGTTTCATTGGTCGGTCCCCTCAGTCGATGTGGTCGAGCTCGTGTGGATAGAAGACCCATTGCGGGTCAACGCGGTCTACGCAGATCGCCGGTGACACCGGCCCGTCGACCCGGCCCACGATCTCGACCGTGATCAACGTGGCGCTGTCGTGTGGGGCCGGATCGATCTCGACCACCTTGCCGTAGTGCCCGGCCATCGGGCCGAACTCGGCGGATACCGGATCGTCGTAGCCGTTTTCGGGCCGGACGATCACGCGGTGCCCTACGGCAAAGCAGCTCATCCGATCACCCTCGGTGAGTTGTCGCGGCACCCGATACAGATTGGGACACCGCCCTTGGTGATTCTCATGTCGGTCTGTCGGCGCAAGGTCTGGCAGCTCGGGCAGTACCGAGCTTCCCCGTTGCGGATCTGCTTGAGCCCGGCCCGAGGGACCGGCCTGAGCCGGTCCTTGCGGGCTTTCTCGGGCGCGGTCATCGCACCACGGGGCCAAGCTGGCGGCCCGAGCCAGTGCAGACACCGTGCCCGTAGGCGCGGTGCGCGGGCACGATCCAGAACTCACGCCACCGGCCCGTCAGCGTGCCTACGGCGGTGTTGTCGGGGAACGTGCCGACGATCGGCGTGACCTCGTGCCCGCACTGGGCACAATCGACCGGGGTGCCGCGCAGCGCCACTCCCGGCGCGGTGGCGATCACCATGGTCCACCGCCGATGGCCTTGGCCCATACGCTGCCCACTCGCACGGGCGGCTCGACCTCGGGCGCGCGGTGGCGGCCCTCGTAGTTCGGTGTCGGTTGCTTGGCGATGAGCAGGGCACGGGCGTGCCGTCCGGCGCTCATCACCGCGACGAGGTCCGGCACGAGGTTGGTCGCGCTCATCGCAGGGCCGCCGGTCCGTGCTCGTGGCAGCGCAGCCGCCCGTTGTCCTCGCAGTCGAGGCACGTGGGCGGGGCCTGCTTGGCCTGCTCGATCTCGATGAGCGTGTCGAGCTTGCGGTTGGTCTCGCGTAGCAGCGAGACCATCGTGACCATCGCGTCCTTGAACTCGCCGACGGTCTTGGCCACGTCGAGGCCGCCGAGGTTTGGCATCAGTCCCATGGTGTGCTTCCTATCAGGGTGGGGTGAAATGTGTTGGGGTGGCGGGGATTCAGTGAACCTTGACCGGCTGTCTGCTCAACCGGGGACGCGGCCCGCCATCGCGTTGCTCGCGGGACCGCTCAGGTCCAGAATCGCCCGTCCCAGTAGGTGACCGACACGGTCTCGCCGGGGTTCAGGTACGGCAGCATGGCGACGATGTCGCGCTGCGGGGTGGGCTCGAGGCGCTCGACCGGCGTCGACGGTGCGAGGGACATCGTTGTGGTCCCGTGGGTGGTCACCTTGGTGGCGGCAATCTCGATGTAGTGGTCTTGGTAGTGCACCTTGCGGGCGCTGTCGACCTGATAGGTCGTGCGACCGGTGAGGGTGCGGATACGGAAGAGGTCGCCGGTCTCAAGCTGGGAGGCGGTGACGATCTCGCTCATGGTTGTCCTGCTTTCGTGGTTGTTGGTGGTCAGGTCAGTGAGCCGCTGCGGTAGGCCCGCAGGATGGACAGTGCGGTGTCGATGTCCTTGTAGGCGGCGAGCTCGGCAAGCTCGCGGATCTGGCTGTGGTCGGTGTCATGCCCGTTGAACGCGGCGGCGCACATGGACGCGTGAGGCAGGGTGTGGTCCTCGGAGGTGAGGCAGTCGCACGCGGGGGAGATAGGCATTTCGATCCTTTCTCGGCGGGTCGATCCCGCCTGACAAGAGATAACTTACCCGACTAGTGCGGGTAAGTCAACACCTTAACGTCGAGTCGTGCCGAGCACGCAGAGCTGCCCGGCGCTCACGTCGACGCAGCGCTCGCCGAGGGACCGGCGAGGCGGCGACGGGAAACCACCCGAGCAGGATGCCGACCTCGTCATGACGTTCCTCGTAGCGCAGCACAAAGTGCTTGAGGCCCCACATCGTGGTGCGCGCACCGACGACCTTGACATCGCCGGGCATCACCGTGTAGGCCCACGGGCGGTGCCGTCCGCTGCCCACGGTGCCGCGCAATGGCCGCCCGCTCATCGCTGCGCGGCTCTCTTGTCGGCCTCGGCCCGTCGACGGTAGTAGTCGGCGATCTGCCGGGTGAGGTCATGGAGCGCTGGGGTGATGGCGTCGGCGGCGCGCATGTTGCCGGACGCGTAGAGGATTTCGCGCGCGGTGGCCAGGGTCTCGCGCGCCTTGGACGCTTTCGCTACTCCGGTCGGGCTCGTGATGGTCTGATTGACGTTGATGACTCGGCTCTGAACTACTGCCTTGGTGCCCACGGTTGTTCCTGCTTTCGTGGTTGTTGGTGGCGGGGTGACTAGGAGATCCGGTTGACGTGCGACCAGTCGAGGTGCGTCGGCTCGGGGAGGTGGTCGTACTGCACGACGGCGACCTCGGCATCGGTGGTGTTGAGCAGATCGGCGGTGAAACCGTCCTTGTCCTCGATGCGGACCGGCGAGTTGTCAATGATCTTGAACGTGCCAGCGACACCGCCCTTGTTCGGCGAGGTGCGGTAGTACCAGACACCGGAGATCGTGTCCTCGTCGCGACGTTCCTGCGTGGCAGTGAGGTTGTTGACCGCCGCGATCTGTCCGATGCGCGCGGTGGCGTCGGCTTGGGTCTCGTGCTGAGTGACGACGGTGCGGCCATTGAGGCGAGCGACGAACTTGAACATGTCGGTTGTTCCTTTCTCGGCGGGACCGTCCCGCCCTGACAAGAGAAAACTTACCCACCTATGTCGGGTATGTCAACCCTGCCTGTGATACAGAAAACCCCGCCCGGTGAGGGGCGGGGTTTCTGCGCGGTTACCAGTCGCTGTACCAGAATGCCGACTGTATCAGAAACCGGGATAGCCGGGCGCGGTGATGTCGAACTCGTCGCCGTACCGGCTGTCGCCGACAAATGGCGAGGCCGGGCGCTCGGTGCGCAGCACCTTGCCGTAGCGGCCCATGACCTCGGCAACCGGCGGCTCGACGCCGCTGGCCAGCACCGTGCGTGTCTGCGTGACCTCGGCGAGCGTGTGCCAATTGGCCTCGCCGATGAAATCGAGCAGGCCCGCCCAATTGAACCGCCGTGTCTCGGTGCCGGTGACCGCCCACCGCACTGAGGTGCCGGTGCGCCACCCGATGGCCGCGTAGTTGTACTCGCGACCGCTCGTGTAGCGCCGGAACGTCACGACAACGCTCACGCCGGTGTGGACCGTCGGCATTTTGGGGCGGCGCGCTTCCTCGGCAGCTCGCGCGATCTCGGCGGCCTGCTTACGGAACGCGGCGGCGGCTTTCTCGGCCTCGGCGGCAGCGGCGAGCAGGTCGGCGGGATTGCTCGCGTCGGCCATGACAGCCTTGGGGGCCTCGTCGGACCCGTTCGGATCTTCCATGGCGGTGCTCTCTTTCTCTCGTTGGTTGTTGCGTTCCACCTCGGCGAGGCGGCGCTTGAGTTCGCGCTTGCGGGCGCGCAGATCGGACCTGACCGTGCTGATATCGGTCCACCCGTAGTAGGGCACGGCCAGTAGCGACGAGACGAGGGCCAATTGTGCCCTGACCTCGACCTCGGTGTGGGGCGCGCTCACAGCGTCACCGCCCCGAACGCGGCCCCGATGATGCCGGTTATCGTCAGTGACAGCGTGAGCGTGGCGAACACTGCCTCACGCAATGATCCTCTCGGGGAGAAGTGCAGTGCGAAGCACGCGAGCAGTGCCAGCCCGAGCACGACGTATGCCGTGCTCGGGTCGTATGAGAGGCTCATGCGCGGGCCTCGCGGGCGGCGCGGCGAGCGGCCCAGTAGGCACCGTTGCGCTCGATCTCGAAATCGACCATGGCGCTCACGACCGCGTAGAGCTCGACCTCGGGGTCGTGCAGGACGTTCTCGTGATCCGAGGTGATGCCGAGGCCGGTCTTGCAGCCGTCCTCGTGATCGGTGATGTAGCCGTTGCAGTCGTAGCAGGTGAGCGGCTCAACGATGTCGGCGGGATCGAACATGGTGGTGGTCCTTCCTGTTGGGGCGGGTCTGTCCCGCCTGACACCGATTAAGTTACCCGACAAGGGTGGGCTTGTCAACACCGTCGTACGGATCGATGAGCGTGAACTCGGACCGTACCCGGCACAGTGTTTTGCCGTAGGGCATACGTATCGCGTACACCACACGGTCTGCCGGTGTCTCGTCGCCGTTGAGCCGTTGCGCGAGCTGCCCGACTTTTCCGCTGTCGCGCAGCAGCAGGTGATCGCCGGGCACCACCTCGGTGTTGGGATCATCGATCCTTGCGTTGAGCGCACGCTCGCACTCGGCCTGCGCAGCGACCTTGGTCTCGTGGTGCGAGGTCTCGACACCCGGCCCCTTGGCCACCCAACCGAGGGCAGCCGCCTCGGCGCGGTGGACGCGGTAGGCACCGGCGGCGTAGGCACCGCCGGTGTGATTCTCGCGATGCCACCGCATGTTCAGACCCCCTCGGCCTTGACGCTGCTGAGCCACAGCATGCCCTCGAGCACGTCCTCGGCGGTGGCGTTGTCACGGTCGATCACCAGCACACGGTTGTGGGTGCCGTGGGTGTTGTCGTAGCTCGACCCCCACGCCGTGGTGCGGGTCAGCTTGGTCCACGAGATCTGCCCGTAGTCCGACTGCGCATCGAACATGCCGTCGAGCAGCGTGGCGTCGGTGGACTTGACATCGCGTTGCCAGGTCTGGCCTGCCACCGTGACGTAGATCGGTGCGTCATCCTCGACGGGCACGCGCTGCTGGTATTCGCCCGTCTTGAAGATCATGGTGATGGTGCTCATCGTTTCCTGCTTTCGGTCGTGGTTGTCGGAGGTGTGCGTTGGCCGGACGCACCCCCGGTCGAGATCAGCGCGAGGCCGCGTAGGCGGCGTACACCGCCCTAGCCGTTTTGCCGTGGCTGCGCGGAGTCGCTGCGTAGCACTGTCCGAACTGCTTGCCGTCGCGCCACGCGCCATAGATGACCGAGTCGGTGGTGCCGGACCCCGCCGGGCGAGCCCAGTAGGTCTTGCCGTTGGCCTCGATGATGGTGAGCTGATCGGTCATGTCTGACCCCTTCCTCGGCGGGACGGTCCCGCCTGACATGAACTAAGTTACCCGAGTTGGGCGGGTATGTCAACACCAATCTTCAAGTTCTCCATATCTGTCGGGTAAC